GCCGATCTCGGCGCATTCGTCGGATATTCACAAACGCCCCACACATGTGAGACAATGGTAGGTACAATATGGGAGCGTCAAATCACCAGCCCGACAACATAATTCGCAGCGCAGCGATCTATGCTCGCATCAGCTCAGACAAGACCGGGGCTGGACTCGGCGTTGAGCGCCAGGAGGCCGACTGCCGCGAGTTGGCGGAGCGTCTTGGCTACCGCGTGACTCACGTTCTCAAGGACAACGACATCAGCGCCTACAGCGGCAAGCCCCGCCCTGGCTACCGGCGTCTCCTCGAATTGATGCAGAACGGCGAGATCGAAGTCGTCCTCGCCTGGCACACGGACCGCCTCCACCGCTCGATGGTCGAACTGGAGAACTACGTGACAGCGTCCGAACGCGGCGGCGTCACGACCCACACCGTGAAGGCAGGCCCGGTCGATTTATCGACGCCGTCCGGGAGGCTTGTGGCCCGTCAGCTCGGTGCTGTTGCGCGCTACGAAGTCGAGCACATGATCGAGCGTCAACGCGCAGCGAAGCTCAGTGCAGCAAAGCAGGGCAAATACCTCGGCGGCCAGCGGCCTTTTGGCTTCGAGCCAAAGCGCACCGCGATCCGTGAAAATGAAGCGGAGTTGCTTCGCGACATGGCCCACCGGATCATCGATGGCTACTCGTTCCGCACTGTCGCCGTAGACCTCAACCGCGGTGGCATCACGACACAGCACGGGAAGGAATGGAACGCACTGAAGGTCCGTAACGTGCTTACTCGCCCGATCAACGCGGGCATCGTCCTGCATCACGGGGTCGAGTACGACGCGCAGACGCCGGCCATCTTGACACGTGACGAGTGGACCCAGTTGAACGCTGCGATCCGCGACAATCGCCAGCGATCCAATCATCCCGGCACTTTCCGCAAGCACCTGCTTTCCGGCTTCGTGTACTGCGGTGGCTGCGGGGCGCGCATGTACAACAAGTCCAAGCAGCAGCGCGACGGCAGCATGAAGCCGCAGGTCTGGTGCCCCGGCAACAACGTCAACACGGGCATGCCAAGCGGGTGCGGAAAGGTCAGCCGCATGATGGACCCGATCGTCGACCTGGTGACGGAAGCCGTCATGCACCGTCTGGACTCACCACACCTCGCACAGGACCTTGAACGGCAGAAATCGACGAACAACCCGACTCGTGAGCTGGGACAGCACCTGCGCGTTCTCGAAGCACGTATGAGTGAACTGACGAACGACTACTACGTGACCAAGCTGCTCAGTCGGGACGAGTTCGAGACACTGCGCGAGTCAACCAAGGCAGAGATCACGGACACCGAGAAGCAGATCCAGGAGTTCACCTCGACCGCACTGCTCGGCGGCATTGACATCGGGGAGAGCGTCCGTGCCAAGTGGGAGTCCGAGAGTATCGAGTGGCGTCGAGATGTACTCAGCCACTTGATCGAACGAATCTATGTGCACCCGCGTGGAGCTACCTCAGGCTACAAAGTGCCGACCTACAAGCAGTGGAAGTTCGATGTGAAGCTGATAGACGTGAGGTGGAAGGTATAGCGCAGCCAACGATGAGCGCGTTGTCGAACTTGCTACGTGTAGGTGTGAGTAACCACAACTACTTCCCTGCTCGCCATATCTATGACGTTCTGTCAATCCGACCCCTGTTAAGACCACTCCCCTACTGACCGGGGAAGGGGAGTGCTCGCGGGTACCATCCCACCATGGCCGACATGACCGGACTGTGGATCAAGACCATCCAGCGTGGGGACCACACTCAGACCTACTACGCCGAGTTCCACTCAAACGGGACTGCGGCTGAGCGCCACTTCTTTCCGGAGGATCACAACAGCGGGGAACGTTGGGGGGCCAACTGGATCGTGATACACCCGATGAAGGTGCCGCACACCCTGTACTACGACGTGCCCACCGAGCACGGTCTCTACGTGAGCGTCGCACGGGAGCAAGACGGGCTCTGGATCGGAGTCGAAGGGCGACTGGAGCCTGGCGACCAGCGCGAGTACGACAGTCTTCGCGCACACCCGCTTCTGGCTCAGAACAAGCTGCGCAACCCCACACGAGTGGCTTTCGTGCGGGTCGGCAGCTAGACCTGAATAACTAACGTACTCAGTGCGCCCTGTCGAACTCATCGATCAAAGGCTGCGGGATGCGCCCACGGTCGTTGACTTCGTGACCATTCTGCCGCAGCCAGTGGCGGATAGCAGCCAGGTCTTCCTTGCTTCGGCCGCTGCCTGTGCCTGGCCGGCTGCGTCCACCACCCGAACGGGTCTTACCAACCTTGCGTGCTGAGTCGATGTACTTCTTGATTGAATCGTCGAACTTCTTAGCGTTCGCCGCCTTCAGGTCGATCTCGTAGTCCGTACCTCGGAACGAGAAGCTGATGGTGTCGATGTCAGCCTCGTCTACGACGGTGCCATCGAGATCGTCCATGTACTCAGTGAGCTGCACAACCTTCTTTGCCATGCGTCGAGTATAAGCATAAGAAGTTTGTTCAGTCTCCACGGCGGAGCGAACACACAAGTTATACAAAGAGCGCTCCGACTGTCTCGGAGCGCTCAGGCGCAGTCTCGTGATGCTAGGCAGCTACTTTATTGCAGTCCGTGTACTCGCTATCGACTTTACCGCACCGGCAACCGTGATCAGCCCGCTTGCTGCCAGGCCGTAGCCGATACCTTCGATCGGATTAGTCGCGTAGTACCCGGCCAGGCCGAGCATGCAGCCAACCGCCGCCGCACTGACGATTGTGACTACTGTCCACCAGTCACGTGTACGTGCTCGGTTTGACAGCTCGACGATTCCTGCGACGATCAGTAGAAATATTAGTTCTTCCATATCACCTCCTTCGGTGTATAAATTAGTTGTTCACGCTTGTGGTTTACTCGATAGCCGGTTTGTTCACCAGCGCCTTGATCTCCGCCACGATCTTCTGTGAGGTTGTCAGTGTCCGCCCACTGCGCCCCTCGTTGATGCCATTCATGTAGTAATGCTGAACCGCTTTCGCGAAGCCCTTCGCACCAAACGATTTACGTAGGTCGCCGTAGTTGGCGAGATACTCTTTGACATGGAAGTTCGGCGCACTCGGCCGACCTTCTCGGATTCCGCTAGCTTTCCAGTGTTCGGCGGCGTTCTTGGTTGTGAAGCCGGCCTTCTTCACGTCTGCGTTCTTGCTCAGGTAGTAGGCGGCGTTGAATACCGGTGCTGATTCTTCTATCACAATTTGATCCTCCTTCTTCTTAATCACTCGCTGTCCGTTCATATCTTCCGACCATCCGAGATACGTCATCCGATAGATGCGCTCAACGTCGGCGATAGAGCCGAGGGTGTCGTGAACGTTGCGCGCTGCGCTGTCCTGCGTCCATGGAGAGCTGTAGCAAATGCCATCCTTGTAGACGACGACGTGGCCATAGCGGACACCCGTCCAATAGCCGTCAAACCATACCGGCACATACACGCCACTCGGGATGTTTCGATCGGCATGATTGGTCTTGTTTCTATTCCAACCGTCCAGCGCATAGTCGCCTGTCCAGCCGAGACCGAAGGCTTTCTGGACATACGCAAGGCACATGCCAAGCTCAGCGAGGACGTTCAGGTTCGGCTGCTTTACCTGAACGAAGCCCATCTACACGTTCCTCATGTCTATGCAATCGGCCGGGACGAACCAGCTTGGTAGGCGGCTGCGGTATGGCCACGTGAGCAAGGCGCTATCTGGCTCGTCTGTGTACTTCGCTGAGTAGTAGCGAACATCTGTCATGTTCTCGTGGACCAGGACGCAGGCGAGCATCATGCTGCGACCATTGACGCCGGGCGCTCCTGGCAACCCTTGGGGACCTGCTTGACCTTGCGGACCCGGTGTTCCTGGGGTGCCCTGGATACTCTGACCGTCTCGGCCATCGACTCCGTCAACTCCATCCGCACCTGGGTCGCCAGTTTGGCCGTCAGCGCCATCTTCGCCGTCACGTCCAGCATGACCCCGAGGACCAGGCTCACCGGGCTCACCCTTCTCGCCTCGCGGGCCAGGTAATCCGTCCCTGCCGGCAACACCTGGTGTCGCCACCGTGATTGGGTCCTTACCTTGCTGCCGTAGCTCGTCGACACGCCGATAGTTCGTCATGACTATCCACGACATCCCCAGCAGAATAAGGAGAAGCAGGGCAGGAAACGCCAGACTACGCAGCCTCATTGCCCGCTCCCCTTGGCTGAGTTGACGATCAGCTGCCAAATAGTAAGCGCGACGATAGGCACGAAGGCGCTACCCATCGTCCACACGACTTTGGCATAGTTGGCAAGCGTCTTCTCGAGTGACTTGATTCGGCTCGATAGGTCCTGCTCGACGGTCTGGATTCGATTGTCGCGCTTTTCCAGCTGAAGGTCCAATTCGGTTTTCGTCGGGTACGTCTGACTCTGGGCCACTATCAAGGTCTTGAGTTCGTCTTGAGATTTCGATAGATTGTCAATCTTTTCCGATACAGCCTGAAGCTGATAACCGTTGACCGGTTGGAGAAGTTCGTCTTGATTAGAGCCGTTCACTACGATGTACCCATTACAGTTACATACGCCCTTGCCGTGCCACTACCGCTAGTAGTGGTGTAATTCAGATTGATTGCAGAAGTACTAGAAGACGTCACGGACACAACAACACGAGCTTCGCCTGTCATCGAGGTGGCTGTCGCAGTCACGCTTAGAATACTAGAAAGCACTCCGGTAGGTAAGCTCACATTTTGCGAGCCTGAGCTTGTCGACGTAGACCGAGCGTCTGTGCGGATGGTGAGTATCTTCACGGCACCTAGATCGACTACGTCCCACCCATCGGCTATAGTGGAAGCGACTTGAAGCTTTGCATTTGTTACTGCGTCATCAGCGATTTTCGTCGTCGATATAGACCCATCCGGTACCAGTCCAGCGCGGGTGACCTTTTTAGTGACATTGCCCGACACATCCACCACTGGAAAGAGGTCAGCGTCATCCGCTACGGTAAGTGCTGGTAAGTCGGTAACTTTCTTGTCTGCCACTGGCTATTCCTCGTTATTTAGTTATTGCCTTCTACACTCAACGTAACACTAAGACGGCGCAGTTGGAATATCTGCGACTACTTCGTTCGTTAGACTCTCCTCGACTTTCGAGAGCGAATCAATCTGTCGCTCCTGCACTTGACCCAACTCCACCGTGACTTCAGTAGCCGAGTAGCTATAGTTCACGATCTGGAGCGGTGGGAGTATGTCGATGAAGTTCCCGAAACCTGCGAAGCCGACCGTCTGACCAAGCTTGATGCTCTCAATGTCGTACTTCGCGGCGCTGATGACGAGCGGTGACGTGAAGATCGGTTCGGAGTAGTTGCTCAGCACCTTGTCCGCGCGACGCTGCATGCTTGCGTCCACCGTGTAGCGACGGTCGGTTATGCGCTCGATGCCCTGCCGCCACGTCGAGATACTCGTGGGATCGGTGTACTTCTTGAACTTCGTCGTGGCGACGTTGCCCGGAGTTGTCTCGCCACCTACGAAGTACACGACATTCTTGATGGACTCGATGCTGCGGCGCACGCGCAGTGACTTGATGTGCCGACCGAGTATGAAGGTGTGGTCGTACCCAGTGGACACGGGCCGCATGTAGATGAGGTTCTCCCCCACATGGCCGTACCAGTACCAACCATCCGGCGTCTGGTTGTAGATGCTGTCGATTGCCTCAAGCTTGGTGTTCAGTTGAAACTTGAGAGTCGCACTCACACCGGGCGCGACGATAGACGCCGAGTCATAGCTCATCACACCGGGATTCGCGTCGAGCACTGCCTTGAGCGTGGTGTCCAGGGCGCTGCTGGTGTAGCTCACGGTCGTCGTCTCCCCCGTGCGCACGACCTCCTGCGACAACTCATGTCCGTGTGAAGCCAGCGTGACCGAGACGCCGGCCTCATCGCCGTAGATCGACTCGTAATCCATGATGTAGCCGCTGAACACTCGGACGCCGAGCGGCGCACCTGAAGCGACGAGTAGATACTCCCCATCCTCGGTCGTGATCGGCTCCCCATCCTGAGTCACCAGACGGTCGAACTGGCCATAGTGCACGTAGATGTCGACGCGATAGTTGATGTCCACGTCGGTGTCTTGACCCACGCTGTTGGGGGTTTCGTACACCGTCACGAGCCGCTGGCCGTCCTCGGTCGTGATCGGCTCCCCCGCTTCAGTCAGCAGGTTCGCGCGGGCTTCCTTGGTCGAGTTCGGTGAGCGTGACAAGAATACCGTTGTGGTCGTGCCCGGAGTGTTGATCCGCTGCGTCCACTGCGGCGTGTCCTTCACGTCAGACCAGACGCCGATGTAGTTGCCCGCGGAGTCGTACACCTTGTACAGGTAGACCTTCTCGTCCTCCTTGCCGAGTGCGGACCAGTCAGTCGCGGGTGGCGGTGGGGGTGGTGACTGAGTGATGGTCGGCGCTTCTACTGCTGCTCCTGTCGCGATGCTGCCGAAGGCTGACATGAACATCGTGTGGAGGATCGTTCCGAAGGTCTCATCGCTCGGTATCGCTCCAGCGTCATTGATGAACTGAGTGGTGAAGCTGACGTTCGAGACAGATTCCGCCGATGCGATGCCATCCAGGCTGAAGACGAGCTTGGTGGTGAGGTCTCCGAACGCCTCTTCAGACGATGCTGACGAGACCGGAAGCGTCATGTTCATCTGTATCGATCCGAAAATCTGGCTGTTCAGAACACTGTCGACGGCCACGACCATCGCTGTCGCCCCGAGCGCCGATACCGACTCACCGCTGGCGATTCCGCCCAAAGTTGCTGCGAACAATGTCATTAGAGGGTTAGCCACTGCTTCATCGCTCGGTGCCGGATTGGGATAGATGATCATGTTGAGCTGAGGGTTAGCCACTGCTTCATCGCTCGGTGCCGCGTCGAGATTCACGTAGGTGATACCTGGTGAGAAGGACGGAGACTCAAACCACTCCGCGCTAGCAATGGGATCGACTTCTATTGCCTGGGGAGCTGCACTATACGTGATGCGCACTTCTCCGTAGTTTACGCGGAACTCGGTGCTACTCAGCGAGTAGTAAGCTCTCCACTCGACCTTCTCTATAATCGAGTCCGCGGGGATCTCCGAAACGTCGTAGCCTCGAATATAGAGTTGCGAGTAGTTGTAACTTGCACTCACTCCAGACGACGCCCACGGTGATAGACGCAGTTTCGTGGCCACCTGGCTGTAGGTTATCGCACCGCCATCGTAACTAGTGAATGATCCCGTGGCGATTTTGTTACTGCCAATGCTAATTTGGGTCGTGTCCGCAGAAGAACCAGAGTCACTCAACCAGACACTCAGACCCCGAACATAAGTGGTGGCGTTTGATAAGGGCGTGCTTGCTTCATTTCCGTCGTTCAGCAGCGCAGCAGAGGCGTTGGTCCACGTAGTGGCATTTCCGTTCCAAGCTGGGGTCTGGACAAATGTCGGCGATAGCCATGCTGTAGTGACAGACGTAGCCATCTAGGAAGCCCTCCGGAGGTATTGCGCAGCCCGGTCCAAGATGTCTGCGTCGTCATTGAACTTACCTAGCCCCAAATTGCACGATGCACAGAGCAATCCTCGAACCGCGCCAGTAGCGTGGTCGTGGTCGACATGAGCAGAGTTCCTATAATTACCTGTTGTTTGCAGGTGCGTATTGCAAATCGCACAGTTCCCATGTTGGCGTTCGAGCATCTGTGTGAAGTCTCCGTGCGTAAGCCCGTAGTTCTTCTTGCGCATCCACCTTCGGTTTCGCTCCTGTCGACTAAGAACGTGTCTCGAAGACACGCCCGCACACGCTCGACTACAGAACTTCCGTCGTTCCTTTGCATTTTCAGGTAGGGCTTTCTGACAGACTGCACAACTTTTGTAACGCCGAACCTTAGACATCTCAGCCGCACAAAATCGGGAACATGTGCGCGCATCCGCACGTCCCACGATAGTGTCTCCACAGAAAGCACAGAGTACCGACACCCGTGGCCGATCACTACTGTACCAACAAGCGATGGAGCAGAACCGTCCCGTGGTTTTAGCTTTGCGGGTAAACACCTTGCCGCACTCCACGCAGGTTGCGATGCCACGCCTACACACGGTGCTGCAATACTTTTGACGCTGACTGCTCGGCATATATGTGAGCCCACAAACGACACAGCTCTTTTCGATTAGTGGAGGTAAGGGCATTCCTCTTACCCCTGTTACAGACGAAATATCCGGTTCGATCCGTTGCTCCAAGCGGTAGCGATATCACCACCGTTCGGAGTGATCGGAAGACCAGTACCAGTGTCGATGTAAGCGATGAGTCTCGATGTGCTCGCGCTACCGGTGTCCTTGTAGAGGACTACTGCCTCAACAGTCGCACCACTCACGGTCGTGAACGTCACGTCGTTTGCATCTGCCACACCCGCAGTAGCCGTCTTACCACTCAAGTTGCCGCTGGTCGCTATACGCGCACCACTAGGGATGTCCGATAAGAACTTGTTCGTAGCCAGTGCCACCGTATAAGCGCCGGTGTCTACAAGCACTGCCTTGATATTGTCCGAGTTCCAGTTGATGCTGCCGTCGAGAAAACCCTCTCGCCCGGAATCGTATAACGCGTTTGCCATAGTCTATTACCTCTATTTAGTTTTCTACTATCAACATAACCTATAGCCAGCGCCTTGTGTAGCTCGCTCTGAGCGTCATATCGCGGCTCGTGAGGTTGTCGACGTATCCAAGCGCCCCCGCTCCTGGCTCCCACTTCGGAAACTGTCCAGAGAACTCAGCCGCCAGATCGTTGACGAACACGGTCTTGTTGAGACAGTCGATCTCGAGCACGTCTCCTGTCGCCCAGTTCCTCGTCACTGAGAGACCACGCAGCGTCACATCGTTGGAGATGGTCACTGTCTTTGCCGTACCGCCAGAGATCGTGTTGAACGTGGCGGTGATCAGCGGGTCAACCTGGTACGAACCTTCAGCAGTAACCGGAACCGTCACGACCGAGCCAGTGACACCCTCCGACGCGATGAGTGCAGTTGAGTCGAGGCTCCAACCCACCCCGTCAGGACTCTGGAACTCCACCGAAAACGCCGCGCTGGTCACGCGCCGGCCTTTCGTGAGAATCACGTTCTGTGCGTTGGCGAGGTAGCGCCGGATGCCACCTGCGTAGTCGATGTCGAACGCCTGGTTCTTCGACGCCATCGCAGCCTTGAACTGGTCGAGCATCGTCTCTAGCTCGGCGATCGTATCGGCTCGGATCAGCCCCTCCACCTTGAACGTCTTGGACTGGTAGCGCTGCTTCACCACCAAGCCGCCGTCCGACTCCGCGAGAGAGTCTGTCTGGATCGCGTTGGTCGGAGATGAGTACACATCCGTGTCGGTCACCCAGACGCCGTTCGCGGGGTCCTGGAGGTTGTAGGAGCCGAACTTGACGCCGATCACGCCATACCCACTCTCGCGAGGCGCTGCGTCTTGTCGATACGGTTCCAGAAGCTCTCCGCCGCTTCAGGTGTGGCGATGCTGATGTTGCCGCTGATCGTGATGATGGTGTCACCGCCGCCCTGCGCCATCATGTTGCGGGACTGGTAGTTCGGGAAGATCTGAGCGCCTTGAGGTACGCGCATGAGTTCGGGGCCGTGCTCACCGACGAGGGTCATACCGCCTGGTGCATAGGTAGTACCGGTGGCGAACTGCCCTCCGAAGAACTTCTTGCCGTCTTGCTCCCATGCTCCGACCTGGTTTCCGCGCACGTTGTAAGTGACAGACTTTCCATTCAGGTTGTCCAAGTTCACATTCAGATCTTGCAGCGACACGAGCTGATCGTTGATCTGGTTCGTAACCTTCCTGGTTGAATCCTCGAGTTCAGCGTTCGCCCCCTTCAACTGGAGTGCTGCTTCTCGAGCCTCCAGGGACTTGGGTCCGTACTGCGCGACGGCGTCGTTGTAGGTCTTCTGCGCACGCTCCACTCGGATGTTCGCATTTTCAACACCGAGTTGCGCGTCCCGTAGCTCGTTCTCTTTTTGCTTGGCTTCCTCAGCGAGCTGCTTCTGCCGCTCACGAGCCTGGTTCATGAGGTCCGTGCTGTTCTTCTCGCGATCAGTTGCGAACATCGATAGCGTGACCGCTGCTGTTAGAGCTGCGAGGAGACCAACAACTATGCCGATTGGGTTCAACATTAATGTCGCATTGAGTGCACCCTGCGCGACAGTTGCCGCCGTGATTGCACCTCGCGCCCCTGTTATCGCTGCCGTGAAGGCAAAGTACCGAGCGACAGCTCCGGTCATGACGGTGTTGTAGAAGGTGGTAATTAGCGCGGCCGCCATAACAGCGCCTCTATATCCGATAAAGGCGGCTACCAAAGGCGCGAAGGTTGTTACGACGGACATGATCGGAGGGATCAGCGATTTAATAGTCTCGACGGCTTGAGGGACGCCGTCCGCAATCTCTTCGATGAAGTCCGCTGCTGCGTTCGTGCCCATAGTGAACGCTGGCAGTAGCTGTTTTCCGGCAGCCTGCATGAAAGAGTCGACGGCGTTCTTGGCTCGCTCGACAGACTTCTCGTAAGGTCCCATCTGAGCCGCAGCCGCCTTCTGTGCTGCACCCGACTCTCCGACCTTCTTAGACATGCCGTCGTACGAGTCACCCGCATTATCTGCCAAGATCGATGCGGCTCGAAAGGCGTCGGTACCGAAGATCGTCGCGAGTGCGTTCTGCTTCTGCTCGTCGGTCAAGCCAGACAGGCTCTTGCTGAGCCGCTTGGACATCTCGCGTAGCCCTACAAACTGACCGTTGGCGTCATAGGCATTGAACCCGATTTCTTCCATCGCACCAGCGGCGGCCTCGGACGGTTTCGCTAGAGCGATGAGCATGGTCTTGAGCGATGTACCTGCGTCGCTACCCTTGATGCCGTTGTTAGCGAAGAGCGCGAGTGCAGTGACATTGTCGTTCAGACCAAGCTTGAATTGCTTTGCCACTGTTGCGGATTGCTGGAGGCCAAGAGCCAGGTCGGCGAGGTCAGCCTGCGAAGCGTTAGCACCGGCCGCCAACGTGTCGGCAACCTTTGTCGCTTCCTTGCCTTCCATGTTGAACGCATTGAGCGCGCTTGCGGCGATGATCGCGGCCTCTGAGAACTCCACGTTGCCGGCCTTCGCCAGCGACATTGTCCCTTTGGCTGCCGCCAGGGTGTCCTCGACAGATAGTCCAGCTTTCGACAGCTCGGTCATGGTCGCCGCTGCGTGTGAAGCTGAGACTCCCGCGAGATCGTTGTCGCGTCCGAGTTCCTGAGCCATCTTCGACATCGCGGACATCTGCTCCGTGGTGGCTCCGGACGCCTGCTTCAATCGAGACAGGCTCGACTCATACTCACCAGCGGCTTGAACTGCCTGTGTTCCAATGGCAACCGCCGCGACAGCAGCCGCCGCACCGGCTACCTTGACGGCCGATTTCATTTTGTCGGCTGCTCCACTTACGCGGTTGCCAGCCTTCTCAACCTCGCCACTGGCTTGGTCTTGCGCCTTGATCAGTATCGAGATTGTGTTGCTTGCCACGACGTTATTGAGTTTTATGCCTTTCTAATTCCAACTTATCACGCTCGCTTTCGAGCGACCATATGAGAAGAGCCTTCCGAACTTCACGCGCTGGCTCCTGTTCAAACTGTCGCCAACTCATATTGAAGCGCTGCCGATATCGGAAGATCTCTATTTCTTCAGCAACGTGCGCCGGGACCTTTACTCCTCGGACGATGGCGTCTCGGTAGTGCTCGTAGTTGCCTGAGGCTTGGTCGAGTCGATATCCGCTGAGGATGCGATTTCCGGCTCTGTCTTTTCTAAAGGGTCAGCATCATACTTCTGCCCCGTCATATCTGCGATGATGCGGTCGATGATCACCGATGGCATCGAGTCGATATCCTCGGTCTCGATGTCGACTAGTTCAGGCTCACCGCCCTCCCCCTTGATCTTTACCTTGCCGGCGATCACCCGTTGCTTCACAAGGTCGATCGCCATCTGCTCGGCGGTGTCGTCGTCGAGGCCCGCCAAGTTGGCGCGGATGAGTCTCTGTTGCTCGATATAGGTAGCTGGACGCCACTCAACGAAGCATCCGTCCCACCCTGGGTAGAAGGACAAGTCGGTAGTGTCGGTGGTCGCAAGTACTCGTCCCATACCTACGCCGCCTCATATGTTGCGCGAGTGTTCTTCAGGACGGCCTCGACGCTCTTGCCAGCAGAGAGGCTGTACTCCGCTTTGATATTCAGGGTTTGAGTGACCACCTCGTCGCGATCGCTGCTGCGTTCCAGCTCGCGGTAGCGGACCTGTGCGCAGGTGAAGGTCAGTGAGTCGTCACCGTTCGCGAGTTTGATCTCCAACGCCTTGATCGCGTTGTTGATGAAGTCAGTTTCGTACTGGGTGTCCGTGTAACGGATGACCAGCTCACCGGAGACGGTGAATGAACCGCGGTCGAACTCAGGCTGGTCGAACGTGCCGAGTGGGTTGTGCGCTTCAGACGGGCGCTCCAGGTTGAGCTTGACGCTGCGAGCAGACAGGGCTGATGCACCGGCTAGGTCGCCGGGCGCAGGTGCCAGCTTCACGGTGATGTGCTTGCTGGTGAACTCCTTCTCAGCGATGAAGGCTGGTGTGAGCGATGCTGTCTCCCCCGCACGCGCCTTGATCGCAGAGGAGACCATGACCCAGTCATCAGTCTCAGCGCTGATCTCTAGTGTGTCGACGACGCCGTAGGCGTGCTGCACGTCTTCGAGTGGGTTGCTGCGCACGATAGTGAGAGCTGGAGCAGGCTTGCTCGACTGGTTCATCACGAAGGTGTGCGGGTAGATCCCGGAGACTGCTGCGCCTGTCGTAGGCGAGCCGAAGAAGCCAGTCATGAGGAAGCCGATACCGTGGCTCGTCACCTTGCCACCGATGGTGCCTTCCGCCCAGACGCTCGTTACCTCCGAGTCGTTGATCTGGTCGACAACGCCCATGGCGCTTTCGTTTTCAATCACGTTGGTCTTCGGTTGAACGCCGTTGTCCAGCCATCGCAACCATGTTTGTGGAGCTACCGCAGTCCCGGCCGTGCCCTCGATACCGAGGCCTATCGCCTCGCGTCGTCCTATCTGTTGATCACCTGTTGCCATCACCTTCCTCTCTTAGTCTGTTACGAACATCGTGGATATCAGCCGCCATCACCAACCCGCGGCCAGGAACGAAGAACTCCTGGAGCTGCACCGACTGCGGTGCCTCAGTTTCCTTGACGGTGCTCTTGCCCGTCTTCGTAACTGGTTGTGGCTGTGTAGTTTTCGCGCGCGTCATCTTACTTTTAACTTCGCCGATTGCTGAGATGGTGTCAATACCTACCGCTGCTGCACGTCGACGGAGTAGCGCACTGGGAACTGCACGTGAGCTTCCTGTGTCAGGATGCCGATATCGCCTTCGAGTCGCGGCACGAGACCGTACGACACGCTCATCGATGTGGCGATGGCAGTGATGCCCTCGGTCGTGAACTGACGGATGGCGTACTTGATGGTGTTCTTTGCATACTTACCGGTCTCGGGATCGCGCGCGGCAACTGCTCGCCGGATCTTTCGACTGGTCAGGTTCAGCGGGTCGACGTTGCCGCTGTAGTCGTCTTCCTTGTTGTAGATGACCTTGATGATGATCGTCTCGGTCACGTCGTCCTGGTCCCACGCCCCTCGCTCGGTTTCGTCATTGGTCTGATCGACCACTATGCACGGCAGGTTGAACGTCGGAATCTGGTCGGGGTCGCCGTCGTAGAACGCCTTGAACTCGCCAGGGAAGGTGTCCCTCATCAGCTTCAGGATGCGTTGCGTTATCTCGGTATGCTTCTCGGCCATCAGGCACCTCCCTTGTCTTTAATCGTCTGCGCCAGGCGAGCATTGATGATCTTCACGATCTCGTCGTAGCGTGCGTCGCCTGACTCCACCTTCATCATCGGGCGGTATGGGATGACGCTGCGCGGAGCGTCGGACTGGTGGTAGACGAAGTGCCGTGCGGTGTTGGTGATCTCCACCTGGAGCGGTGCGCTCTTGTAGGTGAAGCCGCGCTGCATGGTCCCGGTACGCACGAGCAGTGGCCGGCCGGAGTAGCTCCGCGCCTTCTGCTCCGCGTAGCCAGCGCTGAGGCGCGGCCAGGAATGGCCGATGACCGAACCGCGTGACACGAACACGTCGTTGCCGAAGAACTTCTTCAGGTACTTGCCCACGTCCTGCATGGCTGGTCGGAGGTCTTTGATCTCCAGACCTACGGAGCGGAGCATCTGCGCGACTTCCTTGTCCCCCGAGATGTTGATCTGTACCTCGGTCGCCGCCACTAGAACCTCATGTCCATGGTGAAGGCACGTGACTGGTCATCCGTCGGGTAGTAGCTGATCGAGCTGTCGACGAGGTCTTCTCCGTCATCATCGGTCAGGGAGTCGTCCTTGTTCTGGAGACTCTCCAGCTTGGCCCGAGCGGCTTTGAAGCGTGGCTCCCACAGATCCTTGCGGCCGGGATAGGCACTCTGAAGTAGGTAGGCCGCGGCGAGCTGGATTGTCAGGGTCTTGATCGCACCAGGCACCGGATTGAATGGCACCTTCTTGCCGTAGACGTTGCGGAGTGCAGAGTTGATCTCGTTCTGAGCATTGGTGCGGCACTGCTCCACCATCGTGTCGCGCAGGTTGGTCGCGTCGAGGAAGCCGGCCTCTTCCCGGATCTCCCGGAGCGAGCAGTAGTTGCCGTAGTCCTGTCCCCTGGTCGCCGTCGAGTCAGACAGGTCCGTCTCTGCTCCCGTGTCGAGGTTGGTGTACGTGAACTTGTACCAGTGGTCACTCGTGCCGTTGGAGTCGCGGTAGTAGGTACTCAGCTGGTCAGACTCGATGGAGCGGGTCGCCAGCGAGACGAAGCTGCCGTTGGCCGGTATCGAGCCATCGACGTTCGGCGCACGGTAGACGCGGATTGAGTCGCCGAGCACGGAGCACACGTCGTCGTACGCAATATGAGCGTGCTGGAGCGGTTCTGCGAGCTCGATGGTTGTTGGGTCCTCCACGGACGCCACAACGGCCTTCTCGCAGCCCTCACGGCCTTGTGAGCCCACGTAGAGGATGTCGCCCATGGCGAAGTCGGCCGAACTCAGAACCTTCACGACCGAGTCACCAGCAGTCGCGGGCTCGAGTAGCTCGGTCCGCTCTCGGATGTTGTTCGGTGAGAATGATTCGATTCGGAGTGTTGTTGCCACGCAATGGGTTCCGTTTAGGTTTCTGCCCTCAATATGAACTGGACGGGCTTGGCGGTCAAGGCCACCAGAGGAGAATCGTCACGCTCAACACCACGATCAAGATGGCTGTCAGGGCGCACACAAGTTTCCAGTCGGTCGGAGCCTCCACCGCGGCCGGCGACACGCTCACATCAGCCAGAAACCGCTTCGCTGCTTGGTTCACGCCGTCAACTTCACCGAGCGGGTCGTAGGTCATGAGCAAGATGCCGACCTGGTCGGCGTACTGGATCGCCTGGTCGCTGTAGCCTGAGGCGCTGAAGAAGAACAGACGTTGAGAGCCGCCAGCCGCCGCACCGTAGAGCTGTTGCATCTCAGGCCGACCCGCTACAGCACCTTTGAATTTTACTTGCGCGAGTGCATCGCGTGACCGCACATCAACGCCACCATCTGAGCCTCCGGTTGTAGCGACGGCATCAGCGAAGCCCCACGCCTTCATACGTTCGGCTGCGTTCAACTCGGCTTGGTGAGGAGTCGAAATGTACTGCATCTACACCCAATATCGAACAACTTCGGCCGTCGCGCAAGGTGAGTCAGTCGGTGGGCTTCCAGTTCACGACTTCCTCGTAGACATCTTCATCGGAGAGCTTCCGCACTAGATAGTCGACCCATGCGTCGGTGAACACGTAACGCTTGAACGCTCGGTTGTACCGGCAGAAGTCGGCACGCGTCTTCTCTGGGTCGTCGGCACCAGATGGAGGTCGAACGCCGAAGTACTTCCAGGCTTGAGTATGGATTGTCATGTTGAACGGAGCCTTGAGCTTCGCCGACACCTTCTCAACTACCTCGGTGGGCAGGAGACTCTCGAGATCCGAAACCGGCACTTTCTTGTCGCGGATGATGGTTTGCACCTGATCCATCACGGCCCGCTGCTCGTCGGTGAGTTCGTCGTCTCGCACGAACGTCATCGCAGCGTCGGCCTCGGTCTTAGCACCCTTGTGAGGGATCAAGTAGACCTTGAAGTCGTAGCGTTGATCAGCCGTGATGCTCGCGTCGACACTCGTGTCATAGTCCTGCACCCACTCGACGACGCCTTTGGGAACACGTGAGCGGACCCGCTTCAAAGAAGCCACCGCGTCCCCGGTGATCGATGAGACGAAGAGAGGGAACCGCAGCTCGTCGGCGAGCCCTTCGTCGTCACCGAACAGCTCGATGACTGTCTCTTCGTAGTTCAGGAGGTAGGCCTGCGTGCGACCGGCAACGAGTGCGGCGATATCCCGCTCGTATCGGTGCTCGATCTGGTTGCGGAGACCAGTGAAGAACTCCAGATTGGCCTTACGGGGGTCATGCTCATCGAAGAACTCGTCGCTCAGGTCGCGCAGGCTGCGATGTTTGAACCCGCCGTCATCATGTCGCACACGATGCCCCCGCTTGTTCCGGATGAAGATGTCCTTGCCGGACTGCTCGAAGTGCGCCTGAAGGAGCTTGAGCCATCCCATCGTCATGTGCACGATGAACGCTTCGAGCTGTCGCTCTACCCCGGACCGGTTGTAGAGGTCGACTGCGAGCCGGACCTCGTTCTTCGAGTCCTGGAGAACGTGCCACCATCGGGGCTTCCTTGCCATAGGCGGAGTATTTCACCTGGTCCCGACACGTATCGAAAGGCCACCCCGCTTAGGAGTGGCCTCGTGTGTTCACATGTGGTCCGTTCGGACTACTTGCTCTGCGCAGCCTTCTTAGTTTCAGGAGCTTTCGTCTCGGCTGGCTTCTCATCCTTCACCTTGGGTTCGGCAGTTGCTGCCTGCGCAGTCTTCTTAGCTGCACCTGACGCGATGAGAGCCTCGGCCTGTACATCAGTGACCTCGAATGTGTCCCCTGCTGCGTAACGCTGCTTGTCATGCGTGACGTTGAGGATTGCTTCTACCTTCGCCATCACGTACCTACGGTTCGATCAGAGTTACTTTGTACGTGTTCGTCGCGGTAGCGGCGGCAGCCAAGGTGACCGTCAGCGTGGTGCCGCTGATCGCGACGTTGTCCACGAACTGGTCCTGGTTGCCGGCCGGGTAGACACCGAGGACTACCGAGCCTGCGACCACCGTCGCGGTGCCGCTCGTTGCCGAGCTGGCGACCGTGACAGTCTTGGTGACAACGCTGGTTGCAGCGTCGATCTTTGCGCCGACGAGCTTCGCACCTTTGAATCCAACTTCTCTACGTGCCATGAGTCAGACCTCCTACGCCACCGCGTTCTTGATGAGGTAGAAGCACTCCGTGTTCATGATGATGTGGTCGTACTGGTCGCGGACCACGATCTCAGTTCCAGGAGGGTTGTTGAACGCTTCTTTGGTGACTTCGCGGGCGTTCTCAAGTCGGAACTTGTAGCCGCCGTTGACTTCCTTGCGGCCTGGACGTGGTGTCACGTAGCCGAGCCATGCGTTCTTGCCCCACACGCTCGTGAACACGTCGTTGACGCCTTCCTTGCCTGTGTTGGCTTGCGCACGACCTACGACGATGCGAGTGATGCCGAACGGACGGAAGAGAGCGAGCATCGCTTCTTCGGTGATAACACCTGTCTGGCTCCACTTGATGCGGTCGAGCAGTTCAGGGTGCAGGATCAGGTTGTCGTAGACCTCTGAGCCCATGAAGAGCGTGTTGTACTTCTTGAAGCTTGCTGTTTGAGCCGCAGTCTTGAGGTCCTGGAACGGATTCGAGTTCTCGTCGTCCCACTGGCTGGTGCCGCTGAGGGTGGTGTTCTGAGTGATGATGCTTGTGTCACCGAGTTGAGTCGCGAGTGCGCTTTCGTCGATGAGCGCCATCTTCTGGTGCAGGTTCTCGACCGCATCAGCTTCTGGCTCAAACGGATCGTCCGTGAGCTGGTAGTCGGCGCGAGTCACGAAGTCGCTGAGCGCGTGCTCGTTGAGCGGACCGAAGACATCGACACCACGGTTGAGCGACACGCGCTTCGCTTTCGCTTCACCGGTTCGGACGGAGCTGGTCGGGATGATCAGCGAGTCCTTGAGGTATTTACCAACCTCGAAAGTTGGCTTCTTCACGACCACTTCAGGGAAGATGATGTCGGAGATGAAGTCACTATCTGCGTTGACCCAAGCTGTGCTGACGTTAGTCAGCCGTTGATCTTGGAATATTGGAGTGTTTGCCATATTCAGTTGTCTCTACTTTCTTAGTACTTTTCGTTTGACTTGATGTACTCGCCGATCTCGTTCGCAGCGAAGGCGCGGACCGCTCGACCTATGACGCGGTTGCCAGAGGTCGTAGTGGCGACAGCCTTGCCGTTCGCGTCGCTCGTGATGAAGGCATCCTTCGCGATAGTCGCGTTGGCTGCTTTCACGCGGAACGTACCCTGACCGTTGATGGTCACGACTTCAGCAACTTCGCCTTCCTTCGGCTCGTTGTCGAGGACGCCGATGATGGCATCGGTTGCAGCAGAGGCAAGTACGACGTGTCCGTCGGTGTTCAGTTTGACTAGGTGGTAGCGCTTAGTGCTGAGGTCAGCACCAGCTACTTCTGTGTATCGATCGCCTGGTTGGTATGACATCTATGCCTCCTCCTCTTCTTTAACTCGTGCAGCGAGGGCGGTGTCGCTGGCGAGGACTTCTTTCTGTGCGGCCGCGTAGGACAGGTGCTTGCCGGACTCGCGGGATGCGGTCAGCTTCGCCGTCACAGCCTTGTGCAGCTCTTGGCTCGCCTGGATCTGGACGTCCTGGCCGCCGTCACCTAGCTCTTTGCCGATCTGTTCGTTGACCGGGAGCTCCTTGAGCTGAGTCTCAAGCGCTGTACGTGCGTCACCACGTGATGCGAGCAGAGTCTTCGACCAGTTGTCCTTCTGGTCTTGCTTGATCTGGCCGGCCTTGATGCGGTCTGTCAGGAACTCATCGACTTCCTTGGTCTCGATCTTGGTGCGGAGAGCCACCGTCTCTTCGCGAGAAGCTTTGAGCTGCTTGCGAAGCTCTGATACCTCGCCCTTCAGTGCGCTGGCTTCAACTGGTGTGCCGTCACCTGCTGGCGCTGGAGCCTGAGTCTCGGGAGCTTCCGTCTCAGGTGCCTGAGTTTCTGGCGCTTCCGTTTCCTGTGGTGCATCCACGAGTCCGAACTTGGCCTGCTCTTCAGGTGTCAGCTCTGACTTGTGTTCCGCGAGGAACTGTTTCTGTTCGTCGTTGAGGTCTTTCACCTCCTTGGCGCGTAGTTCTTCTACGTTCATTGGTTCTCCTTGGTTACGTTTATCGCCGTTGCCGGTCTGACTCGCTTTCACCCGGCCAGGCGGGATTCGCGATGCCGTGATCGGTTTAAGCTTCTTGAATAGGGGGATGTTGGTGAGCGCTGCCCCGGTCAGCACGTTGTCCACGAAGGTGAACTCTTGCTCAGGGTCTTCCCACGGGTAGCCGCGAGGGTTGAACTCGGGACTCAGATAGCGCCACTCGCCGTCTTTGATCGCTTGTTCCGCGGCCGGGGTCCACTCGACATCCCCGAGCAGTGCTGCGGTGCCGTCGACGGCCTGCACGTAGACGCGCTTGATCCAGCCCGCGGCCTTGTCAGCCATCATGTGGCCGTAGTTCACAGGGGCTTTCGTCTCAGCTTCGACGACGAGACCGACGCCCTCGCCGAAGTGAGTCGCCATCTCTTCGAGGTCGGTCCCGCTTAGCTCGAAGTCACCATGCCAGGGCGTGTTCCAGGTGCCGGCCTTGAGCAGGTTGATAGTGCTCGGTACTTGACCGTTCGCGTCTGCCTTGATTGGTGTCTTGGTGACGAAGCCTTTCATCTACTTCTGAACATGATGAAGCCGACGAGATTTGTCAATAGGAACCCAAGACTAACGACCGCGAGAGAATACAATGAACGGATAACTAAAATTAGGCGGACGGCCCAACTAAGTTGGACACCCCCCAACCAAGCGTTACTACATCAGCCGGCCATGCTCTAGTTATAGTCTACGCAGAAACCTCTGACATTAGCATTCACTTTGCCGTCGAAATCATCCTGAGTAGGGTCGTCTTCTCCGATCATGTACACAATGCCAGGAACACTACCCTCGGCCGCAAGCTGTCGAATACCCTCACGGACCTGGTTCAGCGCATCTTCAGTATATGCACTCGGATCAATATCTACATCTGAATCGGAATCAGCCGTACCATCACCGAAGAACATGTTGTTCTCTAGGTCGGCCATATACTTCTCAGACAGACCGCCCGTCGACTCGTCTACTACAGCCAACGTCCCCCTCATGTAAAGATCATCGCGATCCCTACACTCACCGTGTACGATCTCGGCACTCGCATTACTCCCAGCATTAGACCCTTCGCCAGCAACAGTCGCTTTGCCCTCCCCGCTTGGCGCAGATTCAGAGCCGCCGCAAGCCACCATCAACGTGCCTGCCGCCGCAAGGCCGATTGCTGCCACCCCCTTACGGAAGCGGGCACTCGTCGAGGCCTGTTCGTGCATAACGGCGAAGCGACCTGTACGACCCATGATTTCTCCTCGTCTTTCCACTGCCCGTCTCGGATCTTTGCGTGGACAGACTCACCGAGGGAGCTATCCGCTAGCGACACATTAGTACTCGTAGTAGCACGAGCATCGGCATCTCGGGTGCAACGCAGGCAACATCACACCACCAGAGAACGGCTCGTCAATGTCGACCTTCTCCCCATCCAGCGGCGCACATAGCTTGCACGCCCCCGCCAGCGCCTCCCAGATCTTCTTCTTCGCACCAGTCGCCTTGGCGTAGTTGTACTGCCCCTGGCTCCAGCTGTTCACGCTCTCCGTCTGCGCGATCATCTCGGCTCGCACCGGGTTGTTGATTGTCTGCTGGATGCGCTCCATGGCCTGTGACGTCGTCTCGCCGCGCGTGAGCGACTGTTTGATGCTGAGGCGAATCTTGTCCCGGGTCGTCTCGGTCACGCCGCTCACGAGGCCTGCTACGTGCTTCTCGGCAGCCTTGGCCACGAAGTCCTGGACGCTGTCGACGTAGAGCGGGAGCTGATAGCGCTCGATCGCCGCATCGACGCCGATAGCCATGATGATCTCGATTGCTTCGATGATGGCCTTCTGGAGGTCGAGCGCTTCGCCCTTCCACACATCAGAGCTGCCACTGGCCACCGCGTCGGCGTGGATCGCCGCTGCCTGGAGCGTCGGCTGCTTAGCCAGCTCGCGGGCGTACTCGGTCCAGTCGACGTACTGGTGCGCGCGCAGCGACAGGTTGTAGAGGTACTCCCCTGTCTGGCTCTGTAGCTCAGCCTCGGCCTTCACCAGGGCACGGAACTGCTTCGGGGTTGCCTTGTAGCTCGGATGCCACTCCTCGGATGCACGGATGCCGGCCACCGCGTCAACATGCGCTCTACGCAGCGAGAGCCGATCGACCATAGAGCATCTCGTCTAGTTCAGCCTTGTTCTTGCGGACCGCAGCGAGGACACGGGCGGCCTTGACCTCGTCCTGCTCCATCTCCTCGTCGGCCTCGCTCGACTTGTCCTTCGTCGTCTTCGATTTCGACGTTGTGGTTTTATCATCGTCCGAGTCTTCGACCACACGCTCCGGCAGCTTGAGCTTCGTGCGGATGTGGTCCTCGTCGGCCTCGGATGGGTTGAGACCACCGGCATCGACGAGCGTCTTGTAGACGTCGGCGAACTCTTTGACGTCGTCCTTCGAGATCTCGCCGCACACCCACTCTGGATAGGCCGCACCAGTGAAGTTCAGGTCGACGATCAGCTTCACGAGCTTCTCGTTGATGCGGGCGGCTATCTGCGAGCCGAGGGCCTGGTTGGTCTGCTCCAGCAACTCTCGCTGGTTGTCGCTCGCTGAGTACGAGCCGGATGAGTCGGCAGCGCCGATGTCCAAGTACTGCACCTGCATTGACTTGAGAATGTTGCGGTCGTGGCGGGCTATGGCAGCCGTCGGGTCAGCGACGGTCTTGGCCTTCATGTCCATGAACTCGATTTCCCAGCCTTCGGGCTCCTCGATGTAGGCCTGCTCGTTGGCGCGGATGTTGCGCGCTGCGTTCCGCGCGGTCTGCTTCATCGTGTCGTCGGCACTTCTCGGGTGCTTGATCTTCACGACTCCGAGTCCCTGGCGTTCCTGCTGAAGCGCCTCAATCTTCTCAAGGTTCTTCTTGTAATACCAAGAGCCGTAGGCAGGTCGGAGGATTGAGAGTCCAGTCCAGTTGTCACCCTCCTGTTGGTGAGTGAACGGCATCATCTTGTAGTCCGGGATTGACACGGTCTGGCCGGCCGCGGTGAGCTGAGTGATGCCAGGCTTCTTGTCCTGTGTCTCCCACGCCTGGATGGTGGTCTGCTTGCGGTAGGCGGCTTTCACCGGCACGAGGTACTCCTTGCCCTCGAACTCCACCCAGTCGACGACGATCTCGAAGACGGAGAAACCAAAGTCGAGCATGGTGAGGATCTCAGGGAGCAAGCGCTGCTTCCAGTGGAGGACCTTGACCATGGTGAAGTCCGTGAGTGCCTTGGCCAAGAGGTCTACGGCGTCTTCCCCCGCCGCCTGTGCGTACCACTCAGCGGCGATCAGCGGAGCCTTGGCTGCGATGAGACCGGCCTTGACCGTGGCGTCACCTCGACGCATCTCTTCGATGGTGCGCATGAGTGCCGCACCGCGCAGCTGAGCGATGTACTCATCGGTGTCGATGATGCCCGCGAAGACGGCTACGCCTGAATCACCGAACTCGGTGCTGAATTTGTCTCTGCTAGAGCGTGATTGGCCTGCCATACTTACTTCTAGTCATAACTCAGAAGCGGGAGTTCGACAAGCCTCCGAAGAGTGGGTCAGCGCCGCCACCGAAGGCAGATGAACCGTTGCCGTCAGCCTGGTTCTCGAACTCAGGCACAGGGCGGAGCGCGACGTAGAGACCCATGATCACCGCGTCGAATAGGTCGGGGCTTACCCCGAGGCGCTTCTTGATCTGCTGCTTGCTCTCTACCTTCAGCACCTTGTTGGTGATCTCGTACTGGTGCATCATCGCTTCCTTCTGAAGTTCCTTCAGGAACGGACATCCGCTGTAGTGCTTGATGATTCCGAGTTCCAGGCCGCGTGCGTAGAGGTAGATCATCTGCGTGCGTAGATCAGCGAAGTGGAGAGGTGTTGGTGCGACACCAGGCAGCATCACGTCAGGATCAGGCGAGCCGCCGCTCTCGTACTCGTACGGGTGCAGGTGCATCGTGACGAGATCCCCCACCATGCCTCCGCCGATGCCGACTGCGTCGATGGCCGTGTTGTCGATGCCGTACCCGTTGTCCCCTGCATCCTCGACGAGCCAGTCCGCCTGCTCCTTGGTCTCCATGCGGACGCCCTTCGCCTTCACCACTGTGATGTCAGCGATTGTCAGGCCGTACAGAAGTCCCCGGACCGAGCGGTCGACACCCTTCCAGGCCACGTCGTAGCCAGCAGCTCGCTGAGCCGCCGCATCCAGTTCATCCGTCATTGACGCCGCGAAGTGCCGAGACTTGAAGAGCGAGCCATCCTCGTCGGCGTAGTTCCAGTTGTTGTGGAGGTATCGTTCGACCCACCACGTCGGATTGGTCAGTAGCGCAGCGACATCCGCCTCGGACTGCCATGAGTCTTCGAGGCCGAACTCGATGACCCGGATGTTCGGCGGTAGCTCGCCGGCCTTCCACTTGTCGTAGATGTGTTCCTTCAACCATCCGTCGTTCGGGTTGGCGGTGAGGATCGACAGCGACGGTTGGCCGTGCTCGTTCTTTCGTCCGCGACGAGAGGTTGCCTGGAGGAACATGTCGTACTCGAACTCGTCGACCTCATCGAGGTGGTTGCCAGTGGCGTTGATTCCCTTGATCTTCTTGCCACCGCGGTCCTTCGTGGCATCTGCTTCTCGGAACGGGATCGTCGAGCCGTTCGGAAACGTGATGCGGTACGGCTTCTGCGTGTAGACGAAGTCCTGGCCCTGGATCATCCCCATGCGCTCGGCCATGTCGAGGTAAGACGGGATCACTGTCTCCACCGCTGTCGACTGGTTCACGCGGAACACCGGCCAGCGGGTCTTCGGGAAGCTCTGGCAGATAGACAGGACGAGGTGCGCCGCGACATCCGTCTTGCCCGTACCCACTGCGCCGATGAGAACTATCGTGTCGACAGTCGGGTCATTGGCGGCGTCGATGACCTCAGCTTGCTTCTGCTTGAGTTGGAGCGGCTCCATCGTCGTCGAGACCTCGCGGCTTAATCTTGCTGATCACCAACGGGGCAACCTCCAGGCGCTCGCCGTCGGAGGTCACGTCAATCTTGGTGCCGTAGCCATATTTCGCGAGCCAATCGCGAGCAGCGTGACGGGCCTTGTGCGGGTTGGTCGGGTCGAACGCCTCGATCATGGCTGTCGTGATGATGGCCTTCATCGGCGTCCCCTGGAAGTCCGGGTCGGCCTTCTTGACCTCGTCCGGGATCATGTCGCTGAGGCGCTCGATGAACTTCTCATCGTTGAGCATCTCTTGGATGACGGTGGACAGGTTCCTGCGACCCTTCGGTTTGCCGGCTGGGTTTCCCGACTGTCCAGGCTTGAACTGAGTGTCCCGACCTAGGTTAGGGTCCTTGTCGTCCCCGAACCTGCCTGTTCGTCGTTGGCCATCCGCCTGATTGCCGCCTGAAGAGATGAGTCGTGCCATATGCAGCTATTTATGCACGTCAAGCCCGTTTTGTGAAGTCCCAGAACACAACAGAGGGGCACGTCGTTGAACCGTGCCCCTCTGTTGGTCGCCCTGCCTTGCTACAAGAGCGACTGCTGTCCGGTGTTTGCCTTTTCGCGAATCCGTGCGTGGTCTAACAGCTCGCTCGGGCGTCCCGACTTCGCCTCCCAGTCCTTCACGATCTGCTCACCGAGGAGAACGTAATGCCAAGTGCGACTGTCACGCTCCTCTTCCGGTAGCTCGTTGATCTGCGCACACCATGCAAGAGCAGCGCGCTTCTTCCGCAGGACATTCTCGTCACTGAGCGAACTCTGTGCCTTCGTCTCGACGACGTACACACGGTCCTCCGTGCGCACCAGGAAGTCGGGCGAGTACAGAGCAGGCATCCCGTCCGCCTTGAGATACGGCCGGTGCAGGTAGGTGTGCCGGTACTCGTCGACCTTGGCGAAGGCCTCGACGTTGGTGTCTTTGTAGACCCATTCGCTGAATAGACGCTCCAAACCACCCGCCTTGGCCGGCACTCGCAGCTTCGGGTAGATGCACTTCTTCACCTCGACGCACGCTGTACTCCGCACCCAGATAGTCTTCACTTCGGAGAGACGGCGGTGCTTCACAATCGCGTTACCGACGTCCTGGTTCTCCTGCACCTCAACGAGTTTCGTCGCGAGGTTGCCCGCGATCTCAGCAGGCACATCACCGACGAGGAGAACTCGCCAGTTCTCCGCCTCGAACGGATCGAACTCCCGCCCGAAGTACTGGTGCTTGATGTAGGTGTCCAGCCAGCTCACCAACAGCGGCTTGTACGCCTGGAGCGCCGGGTAGTGAGACGCTTCCTTCCACTGCTTCGCGCTCTTGGTGCCGAAGGTGCGACCGAGTGCCGTGGATATGCGGTTGGTCATGCGTGCCAAATAGTCGTTGTAACCCTTGGCCGTCATCACGCCGCCGTCTACGCGGTAGTCGCCGTACAGGGTGCCGGTCTGGAAGTCGTGCGAGACGAACTGATCACCCTCGCCAATCTGCTTGATGAGGAAGTCCAGCTGGTACTTACTCACGGGCAGCTTCATCGGATCGATGCTCGGCTGCTTCATCTCTTCGTCCGCGTCCCGGATGATGATCGGGATCTCGAAGTCGTACGCCTGGTACCCCTCGACGAGGTCTACCGCTTCGAGGTCGCCCTTTGGGTTGGTGTCATCACCGTCCTCACCAACGCTGCCGGCCAGTCCCTCGTCAACAAGCTCGTCGTAGAACTTGTTGAACGCCGGGTGCTCGACGACGAAGAGCACGTCGTAGAAGTTGGTCGGTTCCTCATAGTTCGCGATCCGCTCGCGGGTCTCCCGCTTCAGCTCGTCAATCGCATCATCACCGCGCCACATAAGCCGCAGTCCGCGGCCGATGGTCTGTTCCAACAGAATCGACGCCTCGGATGAGCGGAGGGGCACGATGACGCAAATGTTGTTGACGTCAAAGCCTTCTCGAAGCATCAACACCGAGACGATGACCTTCGGGTCTTTCTTGGCGTCGAGGTCGAACAGCTCTTCCTTGATCGGCTCCCACTGGCTCGCGCTCAACTCAGCGCGTTTGCCGGAGTCGACACGAAGCACCTCCTCACCAGCCATACCTTCCTCGATCAGGAAGTCTTCGACGAGCGGGGTAACGAGGGTGTCTTCACAGATCACCATCATCTTCGGGTGCTTGCCGTCCTGCTGATCTCCGAAGCTCTCTTCGAGGATCGACAGTTTCTTGAGTCCTGCACGGAGCATCGTCCGCTGACCGTCCGACAATCCGATTGGCTTGTTCTTCTCGTCTCGCTCCACGCGGAAGTCGAGCGGGAGTGCTGCGACCTCCTTGCGCTTATCGAGCGTCAGCGCCTTCACCAGACCCTGTCGCATCGCGGCCTTCAGGTCGAAGTCGACCACGATGTGCGCGAAGTACTCGCGGGTCTTCTTCTTACCGCCAGACTCGTTGTAAGGCGTTGCAGAGAAGTCAATTTGGGTGAACTGAGAGCCCTTGGTACCAGCGATCTCCAGCAAGGCCTTCTGCCACTCGACATCCGTGACTTCGTCCGCCTTGCGGATGCTGTGAACGTGGTGCGCCTCATCGTTGAACACTACGAGCGACGGGAGGTCCTTCAACGCCTGGAGCGGACCGCCACGGAGGAACTTGCGGTCGAGAGCTTCGAGACTGTTTCCCGCAGAGGTGCCTGGCGTCACCGGGAATAAGCTCCTGACCGCGGCCTTGGGGTCGATATCCTCACCCGGCGCTTCAATCTCATCCTCGTCACCGAGGAAATCAGGATCTTCTTGTCCAGCGAGAAGATGCCAGTTGGTGATGGCGATGATTCCCGCACCGGTTACCTTGCTGCCAATCTCCTTCTTAGTGACAACGCTGGTCTGCAAGAAGCCGAAGACCGTCTCTCGATGGTTGTCCGGCACGAAGAGCGACTGCTGCTTGTAGATGTCGCTGGTCTCGAAGTCGCGGTCCCCGTCTTTGAGTTTGCCCTGGAACGAATCGAGAAGACGGTCGTAGACGATGAGGCCGGGAGCAACGAGCAGAAAGTTACTGGTGAAGCGCTCATCATCTGGGTACGCCTGGTGGTTGAGGTGTTGCCAGATCAGCAGCGCGTTGAGCACCCATGTCTTACCCGTGCCGGTCGCCATCTTGGCGCAGTACTTCGGATGCTTGTTCCGCTCGCGGGACACCTCGCCGAGGTAGCCAGTTTCGAGCAGCGAGTCGCCGGCCACATCTTGATACAGGTCTCGAAGAGTCCTCGCCCCGAGCACCTCGTGCGCATAGATGATGTGAAGGATCGCTGCCCGCTGTCCCGCGTGGAAATTGAGGAACCTGGTGTCGCAGTAGTCCTGCTGAAACCAGAACTTCAGCAGTTCAGCGGTGACGGGAGTGACTCGCTCCAACATCTCGGACGGCTGACCACCCACGATCGCTTCGATCTGCGGTGTAACCAGCTTTGCGAGTCCTGTCGCGAGAGGGAAATGATCGTGCGGCTTGGATGCCATGTCAGACCTCCACTCCCTTGAGAACTACCTCGGACTCGAAGCCGAACACATCGACTGCCCGCACACAGATATCACGGGGTTCAGCCTTAGGTGGTAGCTCCAGGCGCGCCGTTGTGATGACGCGAAGTGGGTCGGCGTCGTTGTCTGTGTTCTCTCGGTAATCCTGCCAAACCGACCTAAAGACCTCTCCGTCGTAATCCGGATCGACCGCCCAGTATTCGATAAGTGCGAGCGGATCATTGTTGATGATCTTTTCGAGAGCATCCCGATCTTTGTCTGTTGCCAGGTTGATAGCGTCCGGCGACAGCATGATGTAGTTCGTCAGCTTCACGGTCAGATGCTCTTCACCACTCTGTATAACGCGTGAAGGTACTGAAGCTTCGAGATACTGGAGTGTCGTGAACCTCAGCTCGCGAGCTAGCTTCTCGTGCCCCTTCTTCTTGAGGCGGTCGAGCATGTCTGGTGGGATGACCAAGACCTCAAGCTTCGGGTCATTTAGGTCAGTGATCTCCTGACCGATGCCCGCTGCGAAGTTCCAGCCAAGGACGATGACCTTGTCGAATCCGCCGAGCTTGCTGTCGCGGTAACCCTGTGCGCGACGCAGCGTCGAGACCGTGGTCAGTCGCGACGGGCTGTCGGCGAACACCAGCGTCTTCGTATTCGGGAGGCGTCCAAGACTTCCGTTGACATTTTCTTCTGGTGGCAACGGAAGTGCGCCGTAGATACCCAGAATCACTGTGGCTAGATCACCAACCCGGTACTTGCGACCGAGCGTCGAACGAGCTTGCTCTACCTGGTAGTCACCAATCGCCTGATAGAGGAATGGTTGCGCGCCCTGATCAATCAGGCGCTTCCGCGTGATCATGGTTGCCGGCTTGCCCAGGTCAGATACGACCCATCGGCGACCCATCTTCTCGGCAACTGCCGCTGTCGTGCCTGAGCCTATGAAGAAGTCAGCAACCAACGAACCTTCGTCCGATGACGTCTCAACGATTCGCCTGATGAGGCCTTCTGGCTTCTGTGTGTCGTAGCCGAGTTTTTCCGATTCTTGCTCCAGCCATTTCACATCCTCGTCGATGCCTTGGTTGGACTTGTAGAGAGTGCCCCGAGTGTTGGCCTGGTAGGACCAAATGTCCTGGTAAGGCACGCCCTCCGTAAGGTACTGGCGGTACATCGGCTGGCCGCCCACCTTCTTTGGGATCACCAGCAGCTCAGCCTCAAGGCATGCATCCAGAATCTCCTGCGTAGTCAACCCTTTCACATCACGACCGAGGAGTTCAATCGTCTTGGAGGGGATCGCCCAATGACGGCCAGCCCGGGTGGGGTCGTAACCGTGCCATGGCTTACCACTGTCACCTTGACGCGTCCCTGGACCCGTCAGATAGTTCGGCTGGTATATCCCACGTTCGTCCTGGTACTTGAAACGCGACTCGATATACCCTTTCGAGAAGGGTCTTTTACCGGGATGGAAGATGAAATCCTCAGTCTTCGTGTAGAAGAGGATGACGTCGTGAATCGGCCCGTACTGATCGGTGGTCTTGTTATGCGAATTACTGCGTCGCCATACGATCTCACTTCGAAAGAACGCGCTTCCAAAAATATCATCTAGGATCATCTTTACGTAGTGACTGATATTGGGTCCCAGATGGACATAGATCGACCCAACATCCGATAATAGTTCGCGCATCAGAACTAGCCGAGAGGCCATCATTGCCAGGTACGATGCAGTACCCTCCGCCCACGTGTCCGAATAGGCAAACTGCTCAAGAACCGCAGGCTTCTGAGAGATGGTTCCGCCGGGCAAGGTGGCCTTGGTCCGGTAGTCCGCCTTCGAGTCGAATGGTGGATCGATATAGATGAGGTCGACCTTATTACGCAAGCTCGGCGTTGCCTTGTCGCCAGCTAACAGCGCTGCAATAGCCAGCAAGTTGTCGCCATAAATCAGCCGATTCAACTTGTCGCGATCGACTTCTCCATCAGGATTCGAGAACAAGTTGGCTGCGTCCGTGTCCTTGCCCGGTATCACCAGCTCACGAGTCTGAAGCGAGACCTTGTTCGGCCCGTCCAGCTGCTCCAAAATCTGCGCCGCTTGCCGCTTACCTGCCGCGACTATGCCTGGGAGCTGCTCGAGTAGGGACTTCGCCATCTAGATCCGCCTTTCAACACCGCGACGCTGCCTGTCGCTTCACCGGAACAACCGTAGCCGTTGGCACCGACATCACGGGCACGCGAGCGCCCGATGAGTCCACTCGGTTTTGACACCGACCTCCTCTTTCGAACACTCGTGCGCGCTCGACCATCTGTTGATCGAGCGTTCTACACAGACACTCATGACCGGTTGAACCTGTGGATAAAATTGTGGACAGTTGCCAATCTAGAACGGCCACAGGAAAATTGGAGGCTACAGTCGCCACTATTCCTGGAGTTCCACCATGCTCGATAGTCCCCCATATGTCGATACTGCTCTCGACCGTCCCGCCGAGGACCATGACATCCCCGACGTCGGCGAAGACTACGGCTATCCGTATGAGCCCTACGACGACGATCCCCCAGAGCCCGAACCTGCGCAGATGCCGCACCGCAGGCTGTACCAGGTCCTGGCAACGGCGTTCTTCCCGTTCATGCTTTTCGTCTGGTGCGCAGCTCACAACGTCTACGAGCCGGGAGAGACGGCATTCATGCACGCCAACGAGCCGTACGTCCACCAGTGGGTCGACCTCGATCACATCTCCCGCTACCCCATCGCCGCCGCCCTGGTCCTGGAGGACGTGGACATGGGCAACCGCGTCAATGCCTTCGACGTGGGCCGCTTCGTCGGCACTGCTCAGTCCTACCTCGGTGGACAGTCGGACATCGACGGCGGCTCGACCATCCCCCAGCAGCTCGTGAAGAACCTCTACTTCTCTCCCGACCGGAGCGCCTGGCGTAAGGCGGGCGAAGCGTTCATCGCGCTGCCCTTCGCCTGGACCGTCTCGGACAGCCGCATGCTGGAGATGTACCTAAACTACGCCCAGTTCGGGCCGAAGCTCTACGGCATCTGTGCAGCCGCCTGGTACTACTTCGACACTCCGCCTTGGTCTTTGACTCAGTTGCAGGGGTCACAGCTCATGGCGGTCGTGCGGCTGCCGAGTGAGGCCAGGCGGGTGGAGGGCGGCGGCATCTACGTCCTGGGCGAGAACAGCGACGCTGACTTCCGCGACCGGGTCTACAACCGTGTCCCACGGGATCTCGCGTTCCTCGGGGGCTACAAGCCCCTCATGGAGTCCGTCGGTATCGACGACGACGCCAGCGACCACGAACACATCGGAGAGAACTCATGCAGTGCTATGCCGGCCGACGTCGAAGAGCTTCTCGTGGCGGAGGGCGTGCGCTGATGGAAGACCTCGACCTGGCCAGGCAGATGCTCCGTGTGCGGTGGATTGCACGTGAGCAGGGCGTGTACCTCGATGATGCGGTTGTGACACTCCTCGCGGTGCGTAAGGGCTACGACACTGAGGCGCTGGACATCAACACCCGCGCAATCATCGTCAACTCTCGCGTGATGGGCCACGGACTGTCGTTCGCCACCGTCAAGGCCTGGCTGGATCAGCGATGAGGCGGGGCGTGAGGGTCAGGCTCCTGCGTCCGTCTGTCCACAAGGGCGTGCTACACCAGCCAGGAGCAGTCCTGCGGGTGAAGCGCGGATGGGCGCGTCACGGACGCCGAGAAGGCGCGTGCGAGCGCGTCTGGTGGTTTCAGTCGTAGCGAGCCGAGTGAGCCATGGGCAAGAAGCACAAGCGCACCTACCACGTCGTCCGACACTGGTCTATCCGCGAAGGCGACTGGTACTACGCGGTTTACCGGCACACGGACTGGGGCGACTGCGTGACGGTCTACCGCATGGCAACAGGCGACGAGGCGTGGGCACTCAAGAACGCCGAGAGGCTCGGCGTTGAGGTCGAAGACGAGGGCGAGATCGACGCGCAGTTCTGAGCCTGTGGATAACCAAACAGCGATTTCAAGGATCTGGAGTTAGATCGGGAGATGTACACCTTCGACACGTTCCGCATCGACGGCACGAACCGCTTCGCGCATGCAGCAGCTCACGCGGTCGCTGAGGTGCCGGGACGCGCCTACAACCCACTCTGGATCTACGGGTGCAGTGGGACTGGCAAGACACACCTGCTCGGCGCGATAGAGCGGAAGGTCGCGCAGGACTACCCCGGCACGATCGTCGCTCACGTCAGCTTGATGAACCCCTACGCGCTAGATAGACGCCTCGACCAGGCGCAGGTGCTGCTGATCGACGACGCCGAACACCTGCGGAGCAGCTGCATTATGTTCGAGCAGTTCAACGAAGTCGTCACTTCTACTGTGATCGAAGGCGGTCAAGTAATAGTCGCAAGCAAAATGCCCTACGAGTGCCTTCACTTCGGGTGCTGCGCCCACCCGCTGCCGCAGGTTTCATGGTGGCTTGAGGTTGATATGAGCGGCCGCTCGCTTATCCGCGACTGGCCGGCTTAATCGTTCGCGATTAACGTCTCCCGCCATTCAAGGTGATAGTCGCATGCTTAGACTATTGCTTTTTCTTCACAAATGTGCTTAAATAGGTTCAGTTATGAAAGTAACCCGCAACAACAGACTAGATATCGCTCAGACAATTATCGTAAACACCAAACAACTCTTACATGATAAGGGTCCGGATATCATTGCCGCAGTCGACGACTTCTTCGTGAACCACTAAGTCTCCACGACGAGCTTCCGCCGCTTCTTACTCCTACACTTCACACATGCCATCACGACAAAGTGAGCCGCACCCTCAAACCTCGGGTTGTCGGCTCGCACAGTCTCTTTGAACTCTTGCCAGTCGTGCTCACAAATCGACGGGGCGTCTTCGGGTGATTCTTTAGCCTTCCGCTTGGCCTGGCGTGCTTCTATGCGGCGAGTCAGCCGGGTACGGTGCACAGCAAAGTCGATCACGAGTACTCCCCGCGTGGGTCGTACGGCTGCTTGTGAGCCCGCTGGAGGTGCTTCGGCATCGTTTTCCAGTGTCCGTGCCACATCGCCTCGTTCTGAAGCTCTTCGATGCTCTCAGTGCCGTCAGACGGCAGGCCGCGTTGCCACATCCACTCGCGCAGTTCGGTTTTCAGCGCTTCCTCGCCCGCTATGCGCACCATGGCGTGCGCCTTCAGCTCGATTGCCGCCTTGGGCACCCAGCCCTCGCGGAGGATTTCGCCGGCCTCGGACAGCCAGTGGACTCGGCACGCTTTTTCGGTCTCTCGGATGACCACCGCCTGGTGAGCGGTGCGGATGACGTCGAGGTCCTTCGGACGTTGCTTGTCGAGGAACCAGCGGCGGAGGTGGTTGGGGTCGAAGAGGCTAGTCATCGACCTTCTTCTCCGTCGTGAGGTGCCAGAAGTCGCACACGTTGCACTGGTAAACGCGCAGGTAGTTGATCCCAGCGGTCTTGTTGCGGCGATGCTTCGCTCTCTTGGCAGTCTTAAGCGAGTGGTACATGTGTTTGCGACGACAGGTCTCCATGCTCGTCAGCTGTACTTGAGTAGGTTTCGGATCGTCAGACATCACCGTCCTTCCGGTCCCCCGCAAACACCTTCAACGATCCGGCGCTCTGACGCGCTTCGCGCAACGTCGATGTGGATTCTGCGAAAAGACTGATCAGCAGTCGTATAACCTCATCGCTCTTCATCGGGTACGGACACCAGTCGACGTTGTGACAGTAACTGGAGCATCGGGTGCAGTAGATCCCACTACTCATCACCACGCCCCAGCATCTCTGAGATCCGCTTGCGCCTCTGCTCTACATAATCGTCAAGGAGCCACACGCTCTCCGACGGGTCGAGGGCTGAGTGGTGTCCGACCCTATGGTCGTCTCCACAGTTGTCACAGACGATCTTTCCGTCTTGTACGAGTATATTCGGATAGATTTCTCTCGCTTTCCTCCGTGCGTCGTCCTGGCTCACCGCCCCTCCTCCGGCAAGTCATAAATGATCACCTGCGGTTTCGAGAAGCTCTCGCTCCAACGCCAGTCCTTGCCCTGCTCGCGCAGTCGCCTTGAAAGTTCCACGGACTCGTCGTCGTACGCAAAGTCTTCTGCGCGCTCCATGCGGCGAACGAGGTTGCCGGTAGACAGGTGACCGAGCTTCGCCTGGACCTTCGCTTCTAGCTCTGTCCTCGGGTCGGCTTCGGCCGGCTCGGGTTGGAAGCTGTCGTCTTCTTCCGGGAAGTCCTCGGATGAGCGCGAGCAGGTCGGGTGATGGGGGTTTGCGAAGTGTTCGCCGCACTCAGTGCAGCAGTCCTCATCGTCGAGGCCGGCGTCTTCATACTCCGGCTGCTGGAGCCATAGGGCGGACCAGCCTTCGACTGGGTCGTGGCTTTCGCGTGCTTCGACGTACTCCTGGAGGCGCTGAAGCCAGCGAACAGTTTCCGGGGCGTCGTCATGATCTGCAAATTGGCGATCTACGCGAAACTCAAGTTCGAGGTGGCGCGGGTAGATCTTGCCGGTAGATGCGAGGGAGTACATCGCTGAGGCCTGCCCGGTGTGAAGCTGGGATGCGATCACGCGAGCGGTGGCATCGTCTATCGGCGTCTCGTCTGCCTCGGCGCGTTCGAGGGCCAGCTCGATTAGCTCAGGGTCCGAGAGACGAGGGTTGCGCTCAGGGTTTGGGTTGTGGCGCTCATTCATCATCACCTCCTTTGTGGGTGGTTGTGAGCTGTGCTTCTAACTCTTTCTTTCGCTTAATATAGCTATCCATAGGTATCATCGCAGTGGTATAGCCGGTATGATCTCGCATCCAGTCTTGAGCATCTTCTTGGTACTCATCATTGAGATACTGGATTTCTGCGACTCTTGCTTCGAGTGCCACTTGCGATTCACGTTGCTTGATGAGTTGCATAAGATCGTCGGCCTTGTTCTCTAGTATGCCGAGTGCGTGGTTCTGATTAGGTATAAGACCATTACTCAACGCGACATTGTCAGTCTTGGCATTAAAGTAAGCGTGTTTCAAGTTCGCAAGAATCACCTCTCGTAGTTCATCATCACTTGTGTTAGATGATCCCCCCGCCGTGTTGTCTTCCACGACCGATCGCAGCTCGTCGACAAGCTCACTCGCCTGATCGGGGTACACCTCCAGATGCTTGCGTATGTTCCGGACAATCTCGTCCGGGTTCATTGGTTGTAACTTGCTCACCTCTCTTCCTCCTTCACTAGTTGTCTTATCTCGTTGTATTCAGTCAGCACCTGCGTGCTCTCCGCCGACATCTCCTCTCGCGTCGACCCTTTCGCGGTCCGCATGTCCAGGACCAGGTCGCACACCCGCATGGCGAGCGTCGCCAGTGCAGCGCGGCGTGGGTCTGTGTCCGGGAACGGCTCCCCCGCCTTGGCCATCGCTTCGCGGAGCAGGCTCATCGAGGCATAGAACTCGATGCGGCGGTCCGAGACCGGGAGACGCAAGTTTGGTCGGCGGGTCCGCTCTTCTGGGAAGCGGATGACGTTGGAGCGCTCGGTCATGAGGCCTCCCACATGTTCGTCCACATCTCGCGCCAGGTGTAGCGGGGATGCTCCATCCACCAGACGAGGGTCACGATGAGTACCATCACTGGGAGGCACGCGAGTACGAACATTTGGTACCGACTCACGACGCGATCTCCTGCTCAACTGGTTCACGTCCTGCGGCCAAGATCTCGTCTGTAGCCCTGAACACGCCTTTGATGTCGTCGTTACTCGGCGTTTGACCTTGGAGCCAGTTCTGCACGTATGCGCGACTGACAGAGGCGATCTCGGGTGTGAGCAGACCCAACTCGTTCGTCACGAGGTGGGCAGTGGCTTCGGCCTGAAACTCTTTGATCCCGCGGTGCCTGACATAGTCTTCGTGCGCTTCGGGCACAGTATGCCCAAGAACGATGTGACTAAGCTCGTGAACCATCGTCTTCTGGGGGCGCTTTGCGATGGGGTTGACCGCGAAGTTTCTCCCCCAGGAGTGTCCTTGTACGTTGCCGTCGAAACTCTCGAACGCGACCTCGCGGATCGCGAGTGCAGCGAGCGCCCGTTCTTTGCTCCACTCTGGATGCTCGATCTCCGGGAGTGGTTCACCCTCGGTCATGCTGATCGGAAAAATAGCCTTGACTGGTTTGAATCGTTGGACCCGTTTGTTCTCGCCGGTCTTCTCGTCTACCTCGTCGAGCTTGATGCTGATCGGACGCAGAATATAGAAGGCACTGCTACCCTTCTGGACTTGCCGATTGACGGCGGACCATCCTTTAAAAGTAGCTACTGGCTCTATCGGACACTGCTGCATCGCAAGGTACGCAAGGTTTCTGGTGCTGTAGTTATACATCCGGCGATAGGTGTCATCCATCGAACCTTCGACGTTGAGCACGGCTTCGAGCAGCGTCGACCACTCGGGCTTCGCGATGTGCTCGGGGATCTCGGCTGGTTTGCGACGACCAGCCATCAAGCATTGGTCTCCGCAATGGTTGCTGAACCGACGTGCTGGTGAGGAGCTAACACGCGCGCAAACGTCCAGCCGTCCATCATCAAGTCTTGCAAGTCTGCGTACTCGCCACTGTTGTCCGGGTCTTCCGGATCGACGTTGTACAGCACCACGGGGAGCTGGTTGACGTGGTGCTCGACTATGCGCCCGACGAAGTTCTGCTCGTATCCGTCGAACGGGCGTTGATGATTGCAGTCGATGTAGTCCCCAACACGCAGCTTGTCGTCGTTACCAATTTCCCAGTCGTCGTAATGGAAATGAGCGAGATACGGAACACTCATCGCACTACCTCGTGCATCTTCATCGCGATCAAGTTCACGACCTCCTGCTCTGCTCTAGCGCCGCCTTCACCTCCTTCGGCGATCTGGACGTAGTAGCGGGTCAGGTCTAGGGTCTCGGCGTCTGTGAAGTGAATGGTGAGGCTCATGATGCAACCCCCAAGTGCTGCACCGTGTAAGCACCTACCGTGCAGATCCCCTGCTCCTTGTACTCACCGAGCACGTTCTCGCGGTGTGTAGGACTGTCCATCCAGGCCTGCACTAGATCGGTGTCGTCACTGAAGTTGCGAGCCAGGTTCTCCCCTGCGGCGGCGTAGCGGTAGCCAGCCTCGTCGAAGAACTTCCACGGCTGCGTGCCGTCAGGCGCAACGTGCTCGAAGTAGTCCTTGTCCTGCATGTCCGCCGCTTTGGCACAGGCGGATTCGCGCAGCGCGGCGTTCGACTTGATAGCAGGGAGGTCGTGGTCCTGGCGCTGCTCGTTGACGAGGCGCTCTAGGGCGTTGGCCGCGGGCGGAGTGGAAGTTGAGGAGGCAGTGGGGGTGATCTCAGCAGTGCCGGAGAAGTGCAGGCCTAGGAACACTATGAGCAGTGTGGCGACGAAGGAACCGAGACTTAGAGCAAGGAACAGATCTGCGGAGGACCAGCGCTTCGCGGCCGACCCTGAGTTCCGCCTGTAGTCGGAACTCATCGCCCCAACCCATTCATCAGCGCTAGGTCGTTCGAGATCTCCGTCCCTACCGGCGAACACGTCGCCTCCTGGTACGCCACGATCATCTTCTGCCCATGTAGCTCGTAGCTGCACAGCCACATAGTCTGCTTGCCGAAGCGATCCATCTGCGGTGTCTGGGTGACTGCCACGACAATCCGCGGGTTCACTGGAGGCGCTGGGACTACTTCGGGCTGCGGTGCCGATTGAACGGCTGGAGCTGGAGTAGCAGCTTGGTCCTGTAGTTGCTGGACTTGGCCGGCAGTTGCCGCGGACTCTTGTTGGACTACGACTACCTGGCGCTCGACTGCACCGACGCGCTGGGCGTTCTCTTCGTTCCTCTGCTCGACTTTGCCGACGCGATCTTTCGTCTCAGCGAGGTCGCGTTCAGTCTTGGTGATTCGCTGCTCGTGGTCGTCGACTTGGGGTCGGAGCGGCGTCTCTTCTGCGCCAGTGGTCACGAAGCCGTTGAAGGCGAGCACGGATGAGGTGCTGAGGACTACGAGGCCTGTGCTTGCCGCGAGAATGAGCTTCCTTGAACGCGGGAGGCGAGTCACTAGTTTGCGTGGGTTTACCATATTCAGTTGTCTCCGTTTATATTGTGGTATTAGTATGCGCCTATATGCGGATTATTGCAATAGTGAAATCCGTGGGGGTGTGGAAAACTAGATCAGGTTATCTATTCACATTGCCTGCTACGCAATATGTCACCCCACAATTAGCACAGAGTCTTGTAGTCCGTTTAGGTGACAAGCCCTGAGATATGCCTCACACTTCGATATACCGGCATTAGCGCTCCCGTAAAGTGCGCCCGGAATGTCTGAATGACAATATCCCCGAGAGGTATCTACCCCGTGAAGAAATCTGTCGTCGCCCTCCTCGCTGTCCCCTTTGCCATCACTCTCGCTGCGGCTCTCGCAGGATGCTCGTCATCCGACTCCGAGACGGCAGAGAGCGCATCAGCAGCGGCCACTTCACAGACCAGTGCAACGAGCACCTTCGTTCCCGTTGCGGAGAGTTGCCTACTCCAACTCGACGACCTCGCGACGCTCAAGCCCCCGGTATCGAATCAGTACAAGTCCATCGACGCTGGTCGAGACGAGACATCCCTTAGCTGCTCTTACATCGCCCCGACCAAAGCCGCCGACGAGCAGTTCCTCTACATCGCGATCCACGAAATCGCGTACGACGGGGCGTCCTGGGACTACGGAGACGGGTCTTCAGCGCTTGCCGGTTCTACGTGTGCGGACGGTTCAATCATGACCGACGAGGTAGTGGCGACCGACCTGGAGTCGACCCGCAAACAGCTTGAGTCACGGATCATCTGCGAGAACAAGCCAGTGACCAACAAGCACGGGTTCGAGCAAGGCTACGACCGCCAGCTTGAAGTGCAAGCCGAAGCGTTTCCCGAGGTCGGCGAAGGACTGTACTGCATCATCCCGAGCAACTGCTTCCTGCTCACTCAGGACAACCTGTACGTGATCGAATTGCCAAGAAAGGTGAACACTCCGTTGTCTGCGGCAAGGACGTACTCTCCCTTCGGCGGCTACGAAGGGTCGAAGATGGTCGCGAACTTGATCGTGGAGAAGGCTGCGGCGAGCAGATAGTACAAAGCTACAGCTTCGCGCTCGCTAACCAGGCAAACAACCTCGGCGGACTACCGCGCTTTGCACCGGTCGCACGCTCGACCCACTGGGCCACCGTCGCCTCTGAGTTGCGGTAGACGACGCCGATATACCAGTGAAGCCACTTGGGGTCAGCACCCAGCTTCTGCATGATCGCTACTGCACGTTCCGTCGCGGCCAGGAGCCTCTTCACTGTTTCTAGCGTCCGATCCCAGTTGGCGAGGCTCGTCATCCTGGCGTAGTACTTCTGAGGGTCGTTGATACGCCCTCCTTTGCCGTCTTTGCCATTACAGAGCTCCGCGACCTTCAAGAGGATGCGGTCGCCATGTAGGCGCTGGAGCTTGCGGTGGCGCGGTAAGTACGCCTTATTGTTGATAAGTTCATCGACCTCGGCCGGCAGTTCGCCGGACTCTCTGTAGTGCTCGCGTGTCACTATTGGGCGTAGGTCCCGTTTCGCGGATACCGCCGCGAACACCCCGCTAATATGCTGTGTCACAAAGTTGAACCCCTCCGACCTGTGGTCAAGAGGGGTTATGTCAAGCAACTATTCCAATTCAATAGTAACAAATAACCGCCCCTATTTCAATAGGTCTACCATGTTTAGTCTCTCGCGGTCGCGTTCCTTGGAATAGTTACTTAACCGCTGTCTCTAATTAAACACAAACGACACCAAACATCAACCCGTACTTCTATGGATAGAGTAGCTTGCTGCGCCTCTCTTCTCTATAGAGCTATAAGGGGTCGCGAACCTCTCCTTTCCTAACGAAGCCACCCCTCTTGTGACAAGGAGGGGTGGTCAACGATGAGAAGTTCTGTTTGTTTTGATGCCACGCGCGAATCAGTGTAACGGTGCGCATGACGGGTGGAGTTTGAATTATCCCTGGAGGGATGAGGGTGTGTGTATCCGTAAGGTGCAAAGCTGCGACGAGTCGTGCTTCTGTTCTCATCATCGCACTAGACTGCACTATTCACAATATCGAACTTTCGTGTTTTACTCAGGGCAGATATGGGCATCATAGACAACGACGCAGCAAACCCCTCCGCGCTCACCGACGTTGTCTATGCAGTGCCCGACTACTACATCCCCCGCGTGCTCAGTGAACTACAGCAGGAGCGCAAGGACGCCAAAGGCCGCGTGCAGTATCAAGCCCACCTAGTAGAGAACCGTGCAGCGTGGCAAGAGAAGATGCAGCGCCAGGCGGAGAATAGACGAAAACGCCGCTCTGAGTGAGCGGCGTAGTAGTTGGCGTTTGCTGCGGTTACTTACCGGGTTTAAGCGGCATGACCACGTAGCGTGCTCCGTTATGCTCCGCTACTAGTGCTCCGTACACGCCATGAAACGTGTATGAGAGTGTCTTTGAACGCCCCAAGTCGCCAGCGAGCTGCTCCATGAATTTAAGATAGTCAGGATTCACTAGTAGCTGCGTCACCGCTGCTTCGTGCATGTTGTCGATCTGCTGCTCCCAGTTCGGGTACACGCCCGCAGGCTCACCGACCATATCGCGCAACGAGTCAACCTTCAGAGTGTCACGGGTCGCCGCGAGCTTGTACCAGCGAGTCAGTGCATCTCGCGTGATTGTTTTGCCCTTGACGTCAGATAGCTCCGCGGCCGGCAGTATCGCCATCACGTAGCCGTCAGTGGCCACGAGCACCGCTTGTCCGGACTTGTCAGTGGCTATAGCAAGCTCAGTCAGTACCGGGCGCGCAGTGTCCGCAGATATAACTTTGAGTAGTGCGCCCACTTGGCGCTTGTTGAGTGGTTGGTAGTTCATATTCACCTATTTCCATTATTTAGTTGTTTACTAATCGTCCTCATCCAGCCTCACGACCACACGCGACTTCGTGAGTGTCTTGCGCTTCGAAAGTCTTCGTTGATAGGTCGGTGCGAGATACCACCGTATCGTTTCCGGCTTCACTCCGAGTTCTTCGGCTACATCGTCAACCTTCCCGACAGCCACCAGGCTGTCGGCGTCGTATACAGCGACTTCGAGGACGCTATGCCGGGACATAGAGGACTCCGTCTAGGTCATCATGCCACTCAGTCCAGTAGCACTCACCATCGTCGCTGTAGTGCTCGTGCCAGGTCGCGCCGGAAGCGGTGAAGCTTTCATCCAGGCAGTCTTGAGAGCAGTAATACTCGCCGCAGCAGTAGAAGCCCTCTTGGTAGCCGTCGCTGTTGAACGGAAGTAGGTCGCCGTGCATGCAGCAGTAACGATTGTTCATATTCAGTTGTCTCCGTTTATCTTTACTCTACTAGTATGCGCCTTTACCCCTGTTATTTCAATGCTCTCACGAACAAATAGGTTGCACTATTGACAACAGACTGTGCATAACTACCGCCAGATAGTCGCAAAGTCGTCACCCGTACACACCCCGAACAACTTGCGCCCGCTCTCCGGCATCTCATCCAAAAGCGCGGTCAGCTCCCGCTCACGTTCCTCGTCTATCGCTACGAACACTATGCGCGGGAACGGCACTTCACCCCGCTCACTAGTCCACGCCCTGTACGCGTGCCTGTAGCGCGTCACCTTGTCGATAATCTTCGCGCGGCGCTCTGTGCCCATGTCCACCTCGACCCACACACGGCGGCGTACTCCAGCACTCAGCACGTCAGCATTTATGTACAAGTCGGGCGTCAGCAAAACGCCGGCCACCTGCTCGTGGCACTCGGGTTCACTCACGACCTCATTGACGCGTATATCCCCTGCTCGCTCCGCTTCCACCGTGGCGACGTAGGCGTCGACGATTGCCAGGCGGTGCATGTCGATAGAGCGGTACGGCGTGTACTTGCCCTCGCGACGCATGTAGAGCCAGCCTTTCGGCCCGAGCTGGTAGACGTACTGCCCCGAGCCACCCGCCCAGCCACCGACCGTGCGCGGGCTGAGACGTTTGAGGAGACCTGTCTTCGTGAGACGCAGGAGCACTGAGCCGACTGGTGAAGTGCTCTTGTTGGTCGAGAACTCGACGACCGAAATCTGCTTGGATGTGGCTTGGCCGAACCTCCCCACGAGCCGCAGAATCCTCCCGTCGCGTGGCGAGATGTTCATAACTGCATTGTGAGGCGAGCCAGTCCGCGCCGTCAAGCCTGGTCTGCGCTGGTCAGAGGGCAGTTCGGCGTTGGTACGGAACCCTGGCTTGCTCCACGGCGGTAGCCGGTGCGGTATAAGTCCGGACTCAGTTATCCACAGTTTGAACGACAAAGCGCATACTTTTCTATTGCAAATCCGTTTCAATAAGCGCATACTAAATACATACAACCGGCACGGGGCAGCCGATATGCACGTAGACCAGAGTTGTGAGTTTGGGTTATCAATCACTAAGTGGAGAGAAAGTATTCATGAAGCAGTATGACTAAGTGGGAAGAACTCAAAGGGCGCACTGGCCACGGCAAGAACCAGCACGCGACTTCTCGGTTTGATCCGGTGACACGGAAGGCCATGTCGCGAGTAGCGATGAGAGAGAAGATCACTGTGAGTGCGCTGATTTACACAGCCGTCCGACGCTTGCCAGAGCTTCGAGCGGAGATAGCAAACATTAAACGGGAGAAGCGAGGTGAACAAAACACCCCAGTCGGACGACCTGGACATCGGTGACGAGCCGATCGACCAGCGCGCAGTAGAGCGGTACAACGCCGAGAACACTTCGGCTATTGCGATCCACTCCATCGAGGACATCAAGCGACTCTCAGCCATGTTCATCGAGTCGGACATGTTCAAGAGCGACGGCGGAGGCCAGGTCAAGCAGCTCGCACAGGCTTGTGTGAAGATCGTGGCCGGCATCGAGTTCGGCATACAGCCCTTCGCCAGCATGAGGGGTATCAACATAATAAATGGCAACGCCGAGATGAGTTCAAACCTCATGGCAGCCAAGGTCAAGAAGCACCCGAAGTACGACTACCGCGTGGTCGAGTCGAGCAACGAGGGTTGCACCCTCGAGTTCACCGAGATTGTCGGCGGCAAGACTGTGTCACTCGGCAAGTCCAGCTGGACAGTAGAGGACGCGAAGCGCGCAGGACTCACCCGCAACCCCACCTGGCAGAAGTTCCCGATGAATATGTGCTTCGCACGTGCCCTGAGCAACGGCGTACGCATGTTCACTCCAGATGTCTTCTACGGCGCTCCTGTGTACGTGGAAGGTGAGATTAGTGGCGAAGTCGAGGAGAAGGCCACAGAGCCCGAGACGGCCGCTCCAGCAGCCGCACAGCCTGCAAAGGCTGAGCCGGTGGAGGGCGAGGTAGTCACTGACGACGCAACTGAAGATGCGCCAGAGCCTAAAGGCGTTGATCCACTCCAGGTAAGACTGGATGAGATAGCTGACCTTGCAGCAGAGCTTGGTCACGGCCCTGACTGGTTTGTCCACGTCTCGACTCTCATAAAGACCGAAGCAGATGCAGAGCAGGTTTACTCCAAGCTCCGCACGAAGCAGATAGATCAGATGATGAACGGCGATGCTTAGCACCGATCCCACCATCTCCTGCATCGTCTGCCTCAACGTCGAGGAACACCGGGACGGCAAAGGCGTCTGCGAGCGGTGCCAGTACATCCACCGGAACACCTACGAGCTAGTTCTTGCTCTGGTGTCAGCGAACGATGTGCACATAGAAACTAATGCGGTGCTCAGCACCGGAGATACACATGCCACAAGGCAGTTTGAACGTGAAGAAGGTCAGTGAGACCAACTTCCCACAGATCAAGGCATACACCACCAAGTACGGCGTCGAGAAGGCGCAAGAGAAGTTCGGCTACTCAGCACGGACTCTCCGCTCCATAGCAAAGGCGGACAACTACCCGACCTGGCGAGGTACACGGAAGGCAAAGCAACCTAAGCGTGCCCCGAAGGTCGAGACAACTCCCCCAGCTGCGCCAGTGAAGCCACAGGCTATCCAGCCGGTTGCACCGAATCAGTCGGTGACCACGCCGCAGATTAAGAAGCCGGGGCATGGACGCAGTGTTCCCCAGGCGCAGCAAGCCGCAGTGGTCTCTACCGAGAAGTACGAGCGGGACACGAACCGGCTCTACAAAGAGAACCAACTCCTCCGCGAAGAGAAGGCGAAACTGATCGAGAAGGTCACGGCCCTCGAAAAGGAAGTCAGGGCGGCTGAGACCTTCGACGAGGTCGAGCGAGACATCCTCGCCAACGATCGTGCCCGTAAGTCTCGACTACGATGCTTCGTTGACGGATTCAGGCGAGGTAAGTCGTAGATATTTTCACCATATGCGTGGCACGCCATTTATAAGACTATGTGTTCATGCCATACATAGAGTTATCAGGGAAACGAGGGAGTGGTCATCGCACTTTAGTAGATGAGGATACTTTCAAGCTATACGGACACCTATCGTGGTTTCTGAGCGACACTGGGTACGCAATACGGCGCTCAGATCGTGCCGACGACGGAACCAAGACGACGGTGCGTCTTCATCGCTTGATCACCAATGCTCCGGAAGGCTTGGTTGTGGATCACAAAAATCACGACCGTCTGGACAATAGACGCTTAAACCTGCGGGTTGTTACCCAGCGCGAGAACAGCCGCAACCAACAATCCGTGCGTGGGTACACCTGGGATGAAGCCAAGAGCAAATGGATGGTCAGGTACAGACGCAAGTTCTACGGCCGGTACGACACTGAGGACGAAGCGGCGCGAGCTTATCGTCGCGCTCGGTCGGGTGTTCCGTACGCCAAGACTCGACGCAAGCTCCCCCTGCTGCCGAAACATGTAACCAGGCAGTTCGGCAAGTACCGAGTGGGCATAACGGTAAATGGGAGACGATATCGAAAGGTTTCGTTCTCCTCTATAGAAGAGGCGCTCACGTGGCGCGATAATACCTACAGAGAGTTAGGAATTGGAAAGGAGAAGTAGCATACGAGCGGAACAAAACTAGGAGGCAGTAAGGCCGCGCGAACTATCAAGGCTCGCGACCCAGACTTTTACCGCAGGATCGCCAAAATTGGAGGATCGCGCTGTGTACCGAAAGGCTTCGGCGTGAACCCCGAACTGGCACGTATTGCGGGAGCCAAGGGCGGCCGGATGAGCAAGCGCCGCGCAAAAGCCACGGGGGGGGCGATAAATGCGTAAACGTATCGACAACCGGGAACTCGTCGTGACCTGGCTGAACAGTGAGTCACTCGACGATGTCGCGAAGGCGATGGGCCGGACTAGAGCCAGCGTTCAGACCAGGGCAAGCGAACTCCGCAAGCGCGGCGTGAAGCTGCCGAAGTTCACCAGCAGGATGAGCGAGACCGCAAAGCAGCTGGAGGTTGCACAGCTCAACTCAATAATCAGCAAGCACCAGAAGGAGGTGAGATGAGCAAAGAAACTATCAAAGTCGGCGACCTTGTCTACTACAACGGATTCGATGGTAAGAGGTACTGGTGTGTCGTCTACTCCATAGAAGGCGATGGCAAAGACCGTCGCATCTGGGGCAATTGGAGAAACTCAGTCAGCGCCGCTCGACGAGCCGAACCGAGTAGGTACGGGTTCATGCCGTACGACGAAGTATTTATCGACACCAAAGGAGAAGAGGTGAAACCATACCAACGCAAGACCTACAAGCAACTCAAAGACAGCGTGACCGTCAAGAAGGACGCACTCTGGCAGGAAGCCTGTGACGACGGGGATCAGGAGTATGTGCTCCTGGACAAGTCGTTCAGCAAGGACACTGCTGGCAACGGCGTACACAAGATCTACACTCGCTCCCTCGTCGAGGAAGACCCTAAGAACTTCGTCGAAGTGTTCAAGGTGGACCCCGAGTACCAGACTCGCGAGGAGCTGGACCTGTTCGAGGAGTTCAAGAAGAGCCGGGCGAAGGTCCGAGTGGCGAAGCCGGCTGCGAAGCGAGTGGTGCGGAAGGTGAAGAAGGCGGCGTAGATGAAAGTAGCCGCACTCGTCCGAACCAACCACGAGTCGCTGACTGAAGACATACAGCGTGCACTGATTGAGGACCGAGTTTCTCGAGTTCACATCAAGACTAAGCACGGCTGGGTCAAGGAGATCCAAACGTGGGTGACGACCTCTGACATCAAGACAGCGCTCAGGGGGCTCGGCCAGTTCGATGTGGTGCTCGTTCACAGTCTCGATGTAGCGGACACCGACTCATTTGGTGGGGCGACGACGCTGCTCCGCCCCATTGATGCAGGCGCATCGCTCGTCGACTGCCGGAGTAAAAAGGTCTACACCAGCGAGCTGGAGGACGTGATGATGCTTACGATGGTTTGTCTGTCGATGGAGATCACGAGCGCGCGCACTCGCGAGGCAACTTCAGAGATCCCCAGCCCGTTTGCACCGATGACAGACGAACGCGAGCGTCCCTAGGTCGTCGTCATGCTTGAGCTGGCGGATGTAGAGCGGTCGAACATAGACCCGGTTGCACTGGAAGCAGTAACGCCGGTCCAGACCGTTCGCTTCCATCCAGGCGACCACGCGGCGACGGAGCGGGTCATCACGAGTCGAGTACGCACGCTTCGGTCGCGGTCCGACATATCGGCGCACCGCTCGCTGCACTGCCCGCTCCCCAACCTTGAGCCCCAGCTGCTCGATGATCTCGGCAGCAGAGAGGCCGGCCTCGGCGCACATGATGATTTCGTCTACATCGTAGGAGGGGCGTCGCATATAGAACCAATTATGAAGGAAACAGGTGAATGAGTGAATATCTAACTGACGAGTCCCGTCCGGTGCGCACTGGCGAACTCACTGAAAAGATCTGGCATCGCTTCGGTGCGGGCTACACCAAGCTCACGCAAGTACGTGCCGCTACTGGTCACTTCGACGCAAACACCGCCGACATGATGGTCATGGGCGAATGGCCCAGCACCGGAAACGAGCTTCATGGGTTCGAGGTCAAGGTATCGCGGGCGGACTGGCTTAACGAGGTCAAGAACCCGCACAAGAACGACTCTGTGAAGAGCTACTGCGACCGGTGGTGGCTTGTTATCGCAGACGAGTCGATGGTCAGGGTAGGAGAACTACCAGACGACTGGGGCATGATGGCCTTCCAAGGCCGCAATCGGAAGCTGAAGGTCGTCAAGAAGGCCCCTAAGCTCGCTCCTAAACCGATGGACCACTGCTTCGTTGCCAGCTTGCTGCGGCACAACGACAAGGACGCGGTGCCGATCGATTTGCATCTCGACCGCATCAGAGATGCCTACCGGGACGCAGAAGTCGAACTCAAGACGAAGCATCACGCCCTGTTTGAGTTTGTACGCACGCTCTCAACGGGTTTCGGCGTCAGAATCAAAGAACACAAGGAGTACGACTACAGCAAGCCGGGACGCCACAAGATCTTCTCGCGCTGGATCGCGGAGATCAAAGGCACCTACCTTGGCGAGCAGCGGGCAGAGGACTTGGTCGAGTTGCTCCAAAAGGCTGACCGGATCGACTCAATCCAACGCGATGTCGAGTACTTGCAAGGTCGGCTCCAGCAAATCATCGCTGACGCTCCGCAGGCGGACCAAGCCGTGGACCGCGCAGTCGTCTGGGCCGAGTACGCGCTCAAGCACTGCGACAGCTTCCTCGGACCGCCCAGCAAGTAGTTCGGGTTTGTACGAATCGCATAAGGCACATTTTCAGACCCATCTGTCAAGAGCCTTACAGAGGTCGCGTTCGGGAAAGCCAGCGACATAATAGATTTCGGAACTTTGCCACTTGACTGAACCACTCAGAAAGTGGCCTCGCTAGTACACATTCTGCACTACGCCATGAACTCGTCGAACTGTCAAAGCGACGTCAACGACGCGCCGTGACACCGAGTTTTCCACAGGCACAACGAAAACCAGCAACAACATAACGCGGCCGTCGCCGCAAGGATTCACCAACATGGACACATCCACCCCACTACGTCAAACGCAAGACCTCGTCCGTCAGCTTGAGCTTCACGCGCAGGACTTCGCGACCTGGATCGTCGAGAACCACGAACAGGCCGGTCGCACCGAGCGAGACCACTACAACTTCACGTTCGAGTTCGAGTCGCCCGACAGCGACCTATACCCCGATCTGACGTGCAAGTTCTGGATTGGCAACGACGCGAAGTGGCTGCACTTGGAGGTGAACGAGATGATTCTGAACCTCGAGGACGACAACTTTAAGACTGAGCTATGGGAGCAACTTGAAGAGCTAGCTCGTGAGACCCCGACTACTCGCTCTGATCAACTAACCGCGCCTCCGGCGCAAGGACAACTGAATATGGACTGGACGAAGTACACCAAGAAGCAGCTCGAGGAACTGCCTATAGAACGCGAGTTCACCCGAAACCCAACTAAGTACGACAGCTTGCTCTTCTTCCCCACCCGCCGAAAGCACGAGAGTGGCTACACCTACATGTGCGTGGTTGGGGTCGTGGAAGACAAACCGGTAGCCGTCCTTGGCTATCACGATGACCTCGGCCTGCCGAGCTTCGTACCTACGAGCACGTCGTTCAGCGACCTGCGTGTCGATTGCTCTCACCCACACGGAGTGTTCCGACTCTGGTCTTACAGGCACAGGTTCAGCAGTACTGGCGTGTCATCGGCTGACATGCGTGTCTGGCCTTTGGAGCGCGAGTCATGACTGGGCCTATCAAACTCAAGTTCTGGTGCGACGACCACAAGTTCGTCGAAGCAGGATTCGGAGAGCCCATCACCGAGGTCCATTTCAACCAGCGCGGCGAGCTAGGGCTTGCGTGTCCCCTCTGTTACAAGTCTCGCCCGATGACGATCGTCAGGTGGACGGGAGTCCTCGACCCATATGGAACACCAGCGCACGAGGGGGACATAGTCGGCAATAGAGATGGGAGCAAGGTTGGCGTTGTCATTTGGCATAACGAGTCAGGTGGGTTTGCGATCGACTGGCAAGACCGTACGGCGTTAGGCAGTCTCTCAAGTTGGTTCGGAGTCATCGGCAACATCTACGAGAACGCAGGACTCCTGGAGGCGAACTCATGACCGAGCGCCCTACCCGTCAACCCCACGAGAACCTTCTCTCCTCCGCTCGCTTCTCTCTCAAGAGCGCCCTAGAACTACTCCCCAACCCTGAGTCCCTCTCGGACAGTGAACTGACCGACCTACATCGCATGATCGAAGACTCGATGTCGACTCTGACTCAGATGGGCCAGACGGTGGTGGATGAGATCGCGAGGAGGGAGTCGTGAGCGCTACCGGCCAAGTCCGCACCCACGACCCCGCCAGTCAGTGCGCCCGCATCCTCCGTGTGCTCAAGAAGCATCGCCGGATCACCAACGTCCAGATGATCAACATGAGCGTGCTTCGTGGCTCGCAAAGGATTCGAGAGCTAAAAGACGAAGGGCACGTCATAGTCTCGCAGCGCGTGCATGGCGGAGTCTGGGAATATAAGTACGGCGGGCATCGGGATGATACGGAGCGCGAATCGTGAACCACGTTGCGTCGCTTGAACTATGCCGAGAACTGTACGAACTAAGCGGGTGGTGTGAGACCGGCTTGCTCTGGTGTTCCAATCAACGAGACAGGCGCAAGAAGGTCTCAGACGCTTACGTCGAGACCTATGCGATGTTGGACAAGATCAAAGACGTCCACGGCGAATGGCCTACTCAGCTTTGGGACGCCTACGATCTCGGATACCTCCTCCGAAAACTTCAGGACAACGACCTCACGGTAGTCCTCCGATGGAACCGCGACATGGGCGGCAGGATCGCGATGAAGGAGTGGGACGGCAAGTACTGCATCGGTACGTTCGACATGCCGCAGGGCGAGTATCCGATCGCCGATACACCTGAGGACGCCGCAGCGACGCTCGCGATTCAGCTCTTCAAGCAAGGCGTGCTCGTACGCGAGATCACATGACCGAGCGCTTCAACCCCTACTATCACCCTGAAGACATCCCTCGCCGCAGCCCGACCCTAGAGTTCCAGCGTGGCGACCATGTTGAACGGCTGACTTGGTACAACACCCTGATCGTCTTCTACACGCAGGATAAGTACCTGGACATGACCCACGTTGAGATCACTGACCACGAGAACGGCAGTCGGTGGCTCCAATTCGAGTGTCGGAGCCTCGTGCAAGTTCTCATGCAGCACCACTTCCCGATGATGAGTGCGCCAGAGCCCCGGCATGGAGTGCTGGAGGCGTACTACCAGTACCAGGCCGACGAGATGGAGCAGGAGTTACCGGAGTTGATGGAGGATGACGAGTAGCGAATCGTCCGATAAGTCGACTGTCGTCCGTTCGGACCATGCGCGCCCAGGCTTGAGCACTGTGCTGCGACCACCCAAGCCAGTCGCACTAAGATCTCGTCATCCCACTGTTTGCCGGACCTACGATCGAGGAGACGCATGGTCAGCATCGACGACGCGTTCGACGCAGTATTCAAGGCAGCGTTAGACAAAGCCGCAGAGCTAACCGTCGACACCGTAGTTGACCGCGCCGTCCGCCAGTACACGAAGAGACGAGATGCTCGGAGAGCGAGCGATTCCACCCGCACCGCCGAACCGGCCGAGTCGATCGCACGGGCTTCATGGGGTCCTGAGCGACTGGTTGTGAACGCGAAAGACCCTTACGGCTACACCCCCAAACCTTCCTTCAACTGCGACTTCAACAATCCGAACTACGGAGATGAGCGTGTGCTGGCAATAGCCAAACCGCTATCCAACTCGGACGCTGGCGGTTGGCAGACCCTCCTGCAAGTCAAACCAGGTGCGGAGTATCTGGTCCGCGTTTACTACCACAACAGCGCATCACCGTATCAAGTAGCAACTGGTTCCCGTGTCTACTTGAGTCTCCCCGAGCAGCGCTCAACGAGCGCTCTTGTTACCTGCTACATCGGCGGCGATAACACCGAGCCGGAGTTGGTTTGGTCGCACTTGGTCTTTGAGTCGGAGCGAGAGTTCAAGCTGGAGTACGTCCCCGGAACCGGTCGCCTGTTCACCAACGCGAAGCCAGAAGGTCTCCAGTGTGGCGACGGCGCATTTCTGCCCTCAGGCGAACTAATAGGAAGTGATCAGGACGGCCGAGTTGGCGGAGGGTACGCCGAAGCCGGAATACTCACATTCAACGTGAGATCCATTTGATACGCACAGCTGTGGATAAGTTCGCCCCATTTCACTATTGCAAATCATCTCCACTAAGCGCATACTAAATACATCACTAAGCGGAGACAACATAAGTGAATAGGGAAAGCGAACTATCCAAGTTCAAGCTGCACTACGAAGATCTTCAAGAGCGATCGTACTGGCGGGAACTCATCAAGCGCGCGGCTCACCAAGTGATACGCGAGCACATCCAGAAGCCACTCGCCACCGTGGCACTCACCATGCCGGCGCGGGTGCGGCGTAGACGTAGGTAGCTGGTCGAAGGCGTTGCCCGCCAGTTCCGAGTCCCCTCGGCAGACCGTGACAGGATGCACTAGTAGTGAATTAACTCTTCCTGTCGGCAACACCAGATTGGCATCTACCCTCTGCCCGATTCAGCGAGGCGGGACGAGGGTCGCGGGAACCTTTACAGATAGATCATCACAGCTCATACGGGGAGCATCGCGCTCGCCGAAATAAGATGGCGGGGAACCCTTCGGTGTTCGCCGCGATGGGCTGTGACTGTTGCGTGCATCATCCTTGGCGTACCACTGGAGACGGTGGCGAGTGCGTATTTTCTAAGTTCTCCTTCAGGTCTAGACCCTGCCATACGCCAAGGATGATGCACTCAACAGAACCAACTAACCTGTTTGTTATTTCTACAACTCAGTGAGTAGAACTGGCGGCATGATCATCCTGCCCGATCGTGTCGCGCCCACCTCATCGCCGCGCATTGTTCTACCCACCGTGCGTGGCGATGAGCGGACGAGCAGCCCTCTAGGCGAGAGTCGTATTTTTGTCTCCAGCTTAGTGCGCCTCTCACGCTCGTCCGCTCTTCCAGACCACTGACCCGCTGACAGTCGCCCACCCGCCGTCGGCGGATCAGTGAGCTGGACTCACAAGCAAATCTAAACGGAGACAACATCTCATGAGTAGCAACTGGAAAAGCATCGAAGTGCAACTAACGAATACGGCGGGAGTCAAAAGCGCACTAAGTGCTGGCAACCCTTACGGCACATCTACTATTGAAGACTTGCACAGCGCTGCTATCGCGCTGGTCGATGTGATCGATGGGGCTCGCGCTGTATCGGCAGGTGAGATCGATCAGGAAGAGCTTGACCAACTGATCGAGAGAGCCAACAGCCTGTAGCACAGCAAATCTTAACGGAGACAACATGTATGGAGAGAGGACAATTCGACCAACCTAAGCCCTTGGAGCACGACGACGAAGGACGCCTTGCACGCATCAGACAGGTTGCGCCGCACCTAGTCTTCGAGCACCTGATGCAGGACGCCGACGAAGGCAAGATGACTCGCGAGGAAGCGATAGAGCGGATACGGGCGTTGCGACCTCTGCTTGTGGAGGGAGGCGTGCTGTATGTGCGCGATGGGGAGGACGAGTGATGATCGACGCCTACCCCTTACAGTGGCCCCCTGCTTGGCCACGTACCAGCGCTCCGACTCGTTCACAGTTCGGACGGTTCACCTTCGAGCAAGTCCGCCAGGAACTACTACGACAGCTGCGCCTACTCGGGGCCACTGAGGTTGTAATCTCCAGCGATCTACGCCTCCGTCAAGATGGCTTCCCCTATTCGGGGCAACGGCAACCGGAGGATACTGGCATTGCCGTCTACTTCAAGCTGGACGACGAGGACCAGTGCATCCCGTGCGACAAGTGGACCACTGTTGAGCACAATCTCCGTGCGATCATCCTGACTATTGAGGCTCTGCGTGGACTCGACCGATGGGGTGCAAAGGAGATGGTGCGCGCAGCCTTTCGCGGATTCAAGGCTCTCCCAGCCGAAGCAATCGTCACGCCGTTCACCGCGAAACCGTGGCACGAAGTGCTTGAGGTCTCGCCGTCGGCGTCCTCAGAGACGATCAAGGCTGCGTACCGTGCGCAGTTGAAGAAGCACCACCCAGACCACGGCGGCAACGAAGCTGACCTGATCGCAGTGCAGCGCGCGTACGAGCAGGCAGCTGGGGGCCAAGCATGACCTCCTTCGACCGCCTCCACATCGACCTCACCGTCCCCGAGGGCAACGAAGACTACGCCGACGAGCAGCTGGTGATCGGTGACGAGCGAGCGTTCTTAGAATTGCAAGAAGCGACCTATGTGCGCGAGATAGGCGCACGTGCGTTGATCGCCGCAACCAAGCTCCTGAACCTCGCCTACGAGGCAAGAGAGGTATTGCAGGACTGGGACGAAGTGCCGGCCACGCGACGTAAGCGGCCGGACCTACTGCACGCGGTGCCAGACCTTTTGCCGGAGGTGGAGGGATGAGTAGGTATCAAGCCTTTGTCGTTGCGGTCTGGCCAGCGATGCTCATCGTTGTCACCCTCGTGTGGTGGATCGAGAAGCCACGCTACTCATGGCGTGAGATGTGGAAGATGATGTGGGAGGCGAAATGATCTCCCCCGCCACCCGCTACAAACTCGAACTCCTCCGCGACGACATCGCCGAGTGGGGTGAACTGATCTTCTGGGCAAGCATCGGAATATCGTTCGCCTGTTCCATCGTGGCATCGGTCATCTGGGCTGCGTGGCACGTGTTCTGGTGGGTGATGATGGGGGTCGCATAGTGAAGCTCTCGAAGAAGCAACAGCTTGACCTCGACACCATCATGTATTACTACGAGTCCGATGTAGTACCGACTGGAGAGGACATCGCGGCCTACTTCGCGTGGTCTGACCGCGGAGACAAGACATTTCAGACCATGACGACACCAGGTGCCGAGCGACTTCGGTGGGGTAAGACGTACCGCGAACTGCAAGTCACCTCTTACCTTGAAGACTGGGGTGACTACATCACAGCTGTCGACCTCGCATCCGAAGAGCCAGAGTTCATCTGTGAGTGGCTATCGAAGGTCATGAAGAAGCCAGCGATCATAAGTATGTGGCGCATGTTCAATGCGACGGACACACTTACGCAGGACGACATCTACACGCTACGTCCACTGGCTCTCCTGTCTCGAGGTGACGATCAGTGATCCACCGCAACCTTGAGCACGACATCTACAAGCAGGTAGCTCGGCACATGAGCCTGTACTACCAAGGAACGCCATATCACTTCGATCCGGCTGGGGTTCACACCACGAGCCGCTACTACCGGAGCTTGTACAAGACGATCAACCCCGAGTCTGGATATCCCGACCTGACTGTCTTCCAGCGTTCACACCCGAAGTTCGGGGACTACATCGGCCTGATGATAGAGATCAAAGAACCGGGCGTGACCATCAAGAAGCGCGATGGTTCGCTCGTTGCCGATCCCCATATCCGGGATCAGGCGGCGTGGATTCAGAAGCTCAACGCCAAGGGGTACTTCGCGTGCTTCGCTGCCGGGTGGCCGAGCGTCCAGGAGGTTCTCGACACCTACCTGCGTGGGGAGGCGAGCATACCGATCGAGTTCTAGCTCGTGGCTACCATCCTGCGCCCAACCGGACGCAGGTAGTACTCACGATTGGAGCCATCATGGCTGTCACTGGAATCGTCATCCCTGTTGACGAGTCACAACCGATTTACCCGGTCACGTTCGAGCGTGGCGACTACCAGACGTATCAACGCTACGTCGGCGGCCCCTTCGACGCGGTCAACTTCGCCGACGCGACGTACTTCGTCCATGGTGAGGGCAAGATCATCGGTCTGGATCTGAACCGCCGAGCCACCCTGTTGCTCTGGCTGCTCGACTCGCGCTGGCGGGGACAGGACATCATCAACGGCCACGCGGTCCTCGTCGGACAGCCGGACGACGAGGGCGACACGATGAGCGTCCCGCAGGCGCTGCATGACCTGCTGCTCAACACCAAGGGCTACCGGGTGGAGGTGCAGACGGGCAGTCCGAAGTGGGACTCGAACCGCGTTGTCTACGACGACCCGTTCGAGGCAGCAAACGCCGGACTCAGCTTGGCTGATCGCTGGCTGCTCGTTACGGATGTCCGCATTGTCGCGGTGTCCAACCAGGCGGCATGACGCGCTCTCGTGAGACCTATCCCGCTGTCGCAAGGCAGCGGGATTCTCATTTGCCGTCTTGGCGAGGAACCTCGATGTAGTCGAAGTTGAGTACTGCTATGTCTCCCTGCAATTGAGACGCAAACTGATCGTACATATTCGCTGCGGCGTCAGGAGAACGGAATCGATGCATAGATATCCGCACGCCGTCGTAACCTACTTGCATCACGTATCTGGTCTTCCCCTTCGGGAGTGTTACTCCTCTAAACCCCGAGGAGTTGATACGCGACATATCCCGATTGATCACTTGGACCCTGCGGGTCGTCCACCGGCAGTTGGAAGGCTCATAGTTGCCATCGCCGTTAATCCGGTCTAGTTCACCCCTCTCCACATCACACTGTCCCATATCTCGCAGAAAGTTCAGGAAACTATGTCGCCACTCGTCGCAGACCTGTATTCCCCGCCCGCCGTAGTATGGATACTCGCGCCTATTTTGGTTGTAGCATCGTTCATTCATTCCCTGCCAGATTCCATACTCGCGCATCTTGGACATCCCGTGGCGTCTAACCCTGCGACCTCCGAGAGGCGATCCAGTTCTTGACCATCTTCCGTAATGACTAGCGCACATCTTTCTACAACTTGCAGGCTCATTACAATCTCTTACCGAGCACTCTTTTCCGCTATTGATATACTTACGCGGACGCCTTAGCTTGGCTGGTACGCGAGAAGCAATCCCCTTACACTTCACCGAGCAGTGCACACCGCGTCCCGCGCGGAGGTCACTGGGATAACGAGAAAATTCGCTACCGCAATTTTTACATATCAGCGTGATCATACAACAGTTCCTCCTTCCCGATTGAGAAGCCAGGTGATAAACTAGACCTAGGCTCCGACTGCACTCGGGGCTTATTTTGTTGTAGTTCTATTATTGCACTAAAGGCTTCCAAATTGAATAGCGCCCTGCGTCCAAGAGCTTTCGCTCGATCGGACGCAGGGCGCTTGTATGAAGTTGTTTTTCAGTTGTAGCGCGGTCAGTCCTGACCACCTGGCCGGAAGTTCTTCCTACGCCCTCGCAGCGGGTCGAACGACTCAAGCTTGTCGTTCGGGATCAGTTTTGCGAATTCTGTCGCACTCACGTAAACATCCTGCGTGCTGCCATCGGCAAGCCGATACTCCAGCAACACAAGGTTGTTCACCGTTTTCAGAGCCTTGAGCTCTTCTGCCGAGGCGTCGAACTGCCGCGCCTCGCTGACCTGGGGGTGGCTGCGGACAACCACGTTGACAACGTCTTTGTCGTTCAGCTCGATTCCCGATACGTCTGAAACTCTCACGTTCCGAAACCCCATGTCTCTCACCTACTTTCTTCAACTTCGGAGACTTGCCGGATGCTCGTCTCATGCCCCTAGTTATGCACAAAACCTGTGTTCAGTAAATACAAACTTTGCTACAATCAGGGGTAGTAATCTATGTCGATCGAACTACTTCACACCAATTCCGACGTAAACCAAATCGATGATTGGTTGGCTCAGAGCGTGGCGGCGAGTGAAGTGCCGGCCATCGTCGAGGACCCTGAAGCCATCGGTCGTGTGGCATTGCTCCTCACCCGTTCGTCACCCGACTCAGTAGTTGATCGCAGTGCTGCCGAAGCAGCCTAGAGACGATCTCGTTCGTGAGTTCTAAGACGGCCGCTGTCGTCTCCCCCGCTCGCACCACATCGCTGGTGATGCCATACGGACTCATGTGGTCGAGGTGAACCGCAGAGAGATTGATCGCACTGGCCGCATTGCGCAGTGCAGCAGCCGCTTCGCGGTAGATCGCTGAGGTCTGCTCGTAGTCGGTTGGCTTCTTCATCAGCCGATCCTTATCGAACGCAGCGTGTCCAGTGCTCGGTCGAGGTCACCGCCGAGTACGTGATCCATCTCGTCTGCCGCACTCCGCACAGCCACTATGTCGTCGTAGGTCGCGTTGCCAAACTTGATGCGCTCGGCTCGGTGCTTCAGCTCTCGCGCTTCGGTCGCGATCGATTCCGCCTTGGCCTCGATGCTGAGAGACCGATCGACTACCTGGTCGCATGCGTGGTGCAGGTTCTGCACATCGTTGTCGTGCGACATCACTCCGCCTTCCAGTCGTCCATGATTACTTCGTCGCCCACGGCGGCGCTTTGCTTGCCCTTCAGCTCCACGTGTCGCCGAGCAGCCTGGTCAGACGCAATCTGCCCGGTTGATCGGGCGTACTTCATGTTTGAGCGCTGCACCGCCTGTGCCCCGTAGCCCTTCGGCGTGGGTTCGTCGAGCGTCCGCAGTGTGATCGGCGCGCTTGTCCCCTCCGTGGTCATGATCTTGGCGAGCATCATGTACTTCTCCAGGCCAACAAACGCCTGCTGCGTTACCTGCGGATGGGCGAAACTCTTCTGGTAGATGTGAGCTTCATCGGGACCGGACTCAAAGATCAGCCGTGTGCCTGCGTTGATCTGCACCGCGGTCTGCACGTCTCTCGGCAACTGATTGATGCCTTGAGTCGCGAGGAACAGTCCGAGCTTGCGCCGACGCCCCATCGCGTAGATGTCTCCGATGGTCTTCTCGAAGTGCGAAAACCCATGCGCCTCGTCAAGGAACATGACGTTGTCGTGCTCGGCCGGCACGTTCTTCAGTGACGCGTCCCAGACCCACGAGACCAGCAGTGATCCGATGACCTGTGCGAGGTTACTGTCGACGCCCTTCAGGTTGACCAGCAGAATCTTGTTGTCTCGGAGGATCTCCCCGATGTCAATGGTCGACTTGGTGTGGTTGAGCGTGTTGGCGATCTGCGGCTCAAGTGTCAGCTCCCAGAAGCGGTTCATGATGGGAGCCATCTCCCGCTCCTTGTCCTTGGCCGACTTCTTCTTCCAGTCAGCAAAGAACCGCTTGAGTTCCGGGGTCTTCAGCCTCTCGATGCGCTCCCGCGACCACGTCTCATCCCTCATCGTCTTCGGGTCGAGTAGCGGGATGAGATCCAGGAGCGTCGCATCCCCGGTCTCGTACAGCGCCGATATTCCGTGGAAGAGCATCTTCTTGAGCGTCACGCCACTGTCTGCGTTGTAGATGCGCTTGAACAGCTCCGAGAGCTTCGAGGCGATCATCATCGGTTCCTCGAAGTCGAACGGGTTGATGCCTACGTGGTTATCCGGGTCGGAGAAGTCCAGGAGCACTACCCGATCAAGCGTCTGCCAGTCGAGCTGGTTGAGCAGGCGATCTACCAGGTCACCGTCCTGCTCCAGGAGCACGCCGCCGTGGCCCTTCGCGAAGAGCTGACTCAGCATCGTCACCGCGAGGGTGGTCTTGCCGCGTCCCGGTTTGCCGCCAACGAACCCGTGGAACCGGAACTGATCCGGACTCATCGCGACCGGCCGCTCTGATCCTGGTTGCGTCGAGACACCGAGCACGATGCCCTCGCGTGGAGTCGTGTCGGGCGGGGGCATGTGCGTGAAGGTCGCTCGCGACACACCCTCGATGTAGTCCGAGCCGAGCGGCCAGCCCAGCCGAGGGACGAGTTCGGAGACCGAGAGCTGCAACTGCGGCTTGATCGGGGTGTGCGCTTCGTTGATCATCAGCGTGGGGTCGCTGTTGACCTGGCGGTAAATAAACTTCACCTTCGGTCCGTCCGACGCCTTGAGCGCCATGACTACGTTGTGGCACAACGCCTTACTACGGTCGGGATGCTGGCTGCGCGCTGCGATGTGCAGTGTCGCGATGAAGTTCGGCTCCGTCTGGACCTTGCTGCGCCTGCTCGACAGTTCGTCGCGTGAGGCTTCGGTCTTCCCCATCAGCGCCTTGAAGATGGACATGTTCGTCGACTGCACACGAGCGTCTTCGGTGTCTGGCAGTTTCACCTTGGCCGTGCCCGCGATGACCCACTGCATGATCACGACCTCGTCACCGACCGGGTTGAAGCTGTTGAGCAATGAGACCGCCGTGTCGGCCGGCCTGCCAGCAATCTCGATGGCGTGGTCAGGCAGCGTCATACCGACTTCTACGGCGGCGTTGAAGTCACCGAGACTCAGGTCGTCATCAAGCACCGGCTCTATGGCGATGCCGGGGATTGCAGCTCGGAGCTGAGCCACGATGTACTCGGCGCGGGCGTTCGGCACCCGCACTCTGAACTCGAAAGTTCCACCCTTGCAGATGGTCTCGAAGACCATGGTCGGAGCGGTCTTCAGCGCCTTGTCGGGGCGGATGGATGCGGGCAGTGTGTTGATCTCGGCGATGGCCCGATCGACCGGCACGTCGGCCGGGAACTTGATGCGGTAGGTGAGCCGACCAGTTCGGTCGTACTCGCGTTGCAGATGATTGCGCACGGCAAACACTCCTCCTAGAACCAGGAGTGGTGCAGTGACGAAACCGAGAACGATGGCTATTTCCATCTGCCCTTAGTCTGACACCACGCCACGGTCTTGAACAGGAGCAGCCGGGGACGTAGCCTTTCGGACGTGCACGGCCCGGCTGCCGGGTTGTGTGTTGCTGAGGACCAGGCGGACGACGGTCTCTTGTTTGGCGACTGGGGAACCGCCGCCCACCTGGTTACTCACTCCGACCACTCGCTGGAGTCTCGGTTCCGAATCCGGTCGAATAGTCCACTCGCTGTCGGCGATAGGAACGCCACTCCGACCACGACGACCAAGATGATCAGAGCCGCCACAATCCAACCCATGTAGGGGCGGACGAGTTCGGCTGCGACCGCGAGACCCGTGGTGATCGCGATGATGGCGAGGAACACCGCGAAGAGCTTGTCCATGGCCTTCTTCAT